TTACACTTTTCGCCCGGCTTTGTTCTCTCTCAGCTTCGACCGACCCTCGCGACGGTTGGCATCTACTGCTCGCACCGTGACGAGGTTCACAGGGTTGTAGGTCTTCTGCAGCCTGGCTGATGCCGACAGTGTGTTTGCCATCTTCGCAGAGACGGCGTGAGCATCGGCTCCGCCGGCGGTTGCCTCTACGGTCCCGGACCTGCGCATGTCGGATAGCTTCCGGTCCTCGTCCGGGCCGAATTCGGCTTCGCGAACCGTGCGGAAATCCTCCGCGAGCTTGTTCTTGGAGTAGGGCGCCGGCGCGTGCGGGCGGCCGCCCTTCGCGGTGGTGCCTCCACCGCGCGTCCGGAAGATCGGGGCGTTCGGCATCAGATCGAACCCGAGGCTCGAGATGTACGAATCGAGCGCCCAGGTGGCGCGCTTTCCGAGCGACGCGGCTGCAGCACGTCCGGTCTTGGTGCGAGCAAGCGAGAATATCGCGCCCTGAACGTCATCCGCCCTCTGGCCGGTTGAAAGCTTTCTCAGATCGATCGGTGACAGCTGGCTGTCCCACGCGGTCGCCATGCAGGCTGCCATGCCCTTGTAGCCCATGCGCCACGCCCGTTTGCAGAGGCGTACGACCTCTCCCTCGGACCAGATGTCCTGCCGGGCGTCAGGCGCCCTGTTGGCGAAGGCGAGAGACGGGTCAGCGTCCGCGACGCACATGCCCATTGCGGCCATGCGCTTCCACAGCGCGCGCCAGACCTTGATCACCCGGTGCCGCTCCGAGATGGATATTTGCTGCTCGATCAGCGGCACAAGGCCGTTCGCCTCGCCGGTCTTGGCGTCGATCGAGAGGAACGCTTCAGGCTGGACCGTCTTCGGATCGACGTCGGACCAGAGCGGCCCGAGCCACTTCCACGCCCGCGGCCAGTCGTCCCGGCTCTCCTGATCCTTGTTCTGGTGAGTGCCATCCTTGGCCCGCTCGGCGGCGCGCATCTTCATGGCGCGCTCGTAGCCGTGCCCGACGGTTCCAGGCAGATACTTGGGCCTCGCTACGAGGCTGACGCCCGTACGGATCTGATCCCACTCAGCGTTGAGCTCGATCGCGCGCTGCTGATCCTCCGGGGACGGCACATTGCGGCCTCCGATGACTAGGCCCGCCCCAAAGGTCAGGAACTTGAAGCCGTGAGGCTTCATGAGGTCGGACGGCTTGTAGCGCCACCGGTTCCTCATGAAGATGAGGTGGCGAATGGTGTCTTTGCCCATTTCGATCCCGGCGATCATCGGCGCCCGCCTGCCAGCATGGCGAGGCGCTCGGTTGTTACGTCGCGAGCATCGCGCGGGCGATTCGATGGGGTCAAGGCAGACCGGTTGTCCATCCATTGATCCACCGCCTTGAGATCGTAGAAGCCTGTGTCCTGATCGGGGCGTGGGAAACCCCGCTGCAGCAGGCGCGGCAGTACGGCCTCGAACTCGGCGAGCGTCAGGTGCAGCCGCCTCGCGGCCTTTACCGGTGGGACGTCCCGCGGCTCGACGGGAAAGCGTACCTGTGAAGAGTGCAGAGCCGATCCCATCGTCAGCCCCCGAGGTGAGGCTGATCGCCGTGCTCGCCTTCCATGGCATCGGCGAGGGGGCGGGAGCGCGCGACCCATACGGCAGCACGGATCATCAGGCTGCCAGCGATCGTGACGATGCAGCCCAAAGCGAAGGCTTCCCAGGGGGTCATGCCATCACCTCGTAGAGGCTGGCGATGCCGACGAGCGGGATCAACAGGAAGAGGACGATCGCAGCGGCGCGCTCGCCGATCTCGTCGACAACCCACGCGACCGGAATCCGGCCGTCGTCGGTGACGCGTTCATCGACCGTGATCTCGAACACCTCGCGCTTCGTCGCGCGCAGACTGTTGAGGTGGTTGCGTATGGCCTCGGCGCCCTCGCGAGTGAGGTAGTGCTCGCGGTGGCCGAGCCGGCCGGCGTGGACCGCATAGGCGATTTCGCGAGCTTCGGTGAGGTCGAAGGCCGGGATGAAATAGGTGCTCGCGTTCACTCTTGGTTCCTCCAAGCGGCGGGCTTCTGCAGTTTTCGGGTGGCGGTGTGCTGTCGGGGATATTTCCGGAAGCCAGGGCCGCGCAGGCGCGACGGCGGGCGAATGCCCAGCTCGGCGCGCTTATTCCGCTTGGCCTTGCCGGCGGCGGCATGGTCGGCGGCGTCCTTGGCTGGCTTGCAAGCGAGATGGGATGGGCCGAGATTCTCGTCTTCATCGGCCCCGCCGAGTTCCAGGGCCCGGACGTGCTCGACGAACCAGTCATCCTTCGTGCCGTCGATCGGCAGCTCACAGTTGACGCAGACGCCCTTCGTCCGCTCCCAGGCGCGCAATGCGCGAGTGCCGGTCATCCTCAGGCGTGTCGTGGTGCCGACGTCGTCACGAACGAAGGGCATTAGGCCGCCCTCCCGAGCTCGGTCACCTCGCATTCGAGGATGACAGACAGCAGCTCGAGCACGGCCGTCTTGCTATCCTGGAAGCGCTGCTTGCCCATCGCCTTGAGGGACTGGCTCTCAGCCGTCCAAACGATGACGACGCACTCTCGAACGCTGACAACGGCATAGCCGTCCATCGGCTTGATGAAGGCGGCAAGCCGCAGCGCCTCGGCCTTGCTCGACACCACGATCTGGCGTTGCTCGGCATAGCCGGCGCGGATTAGGCACCATTTGCGCAGGTGCTCGCTGGTTGGGAATTGCTCGGCCAGGTTCTCCGGCAGCGTCTGCCAAGCTGCGTTGACCGAGGCAAAGTAATGGGCGTGCGATTTCGCCGAGCGCTGCTCGATGGCTTCGAGGTTGTAGACCTCGCCTATGACGAAGGCCGCGTCGCAGCGCTTCGCGAAGCCGGGCAGCGGGTGCATCGCCTCGCCATTCCATTTGAAGGGTAGGGCGGCGTTCATGCGGCACCGGCCGGCGCCATCGCGCCTTCGAGCATGCGCTTGACGTCCAGCGCGTCGCCCGGCTGCCGAGCCCAGAAGTCTCGCAGAGCATGCCGGTTGCGGCTTTCGAATAGGCCGATCGCCGACACCTCGTCCCGGTTGTTCTGGACGAACTCGGCCACCCGATCCGCGATCTTGCCGAGCGGAACCGGCTCCAGCGGCCCGGTCGGGTCGAACTGGAACAGGATGGTCTGGCCCTGGCCAATCTGCGCGAGCCGCTTCTCGGTCGCGCCGGCATCGGCCGCTTCCCATGCGGTCATGTCCTGCGCGCGGCTGCGATCGACCTCCTCGGCCGCATAAACGTTGCTGAAATCGTCCGGCCACGCCTTGCGGAGGGCCAATGCCTCGGCGACCTTCGCCAGCATCAGGCGGGGCATCTTCGGCCAGTTTCCGGTTTGGTCGAGCGCCTGCTTGCCAGTCTTCCGGCGACGCCCGTCTTCGCCTTCGCCCCACTCGTCCTTGATCGGGGCGTACTCGTCCCAATAGGCCGAGGCCGTAACCTTGTGCCAATCACCGTGCGAATGCTTCCAGACCCGCACCGTCGCCTTCACGAGGCCGATCAGGTTCGTTGCCGACTTGAGGGCCGGGTCGATCTCGAAAGTCGGCTCGTCTTCATCCGGTCGGTAGCAGCCGGTGCGATCGGCGATGGCGCGGAACCCGTCGATCGCGACGATGATCGACATGCGCCGCTTGTCCGGCTTGTCCTTCGAGAACACGAAGGCGTAGATCTGCCGGCGCAGCGGATCGAGCCGCAGATGCTTGGCCGTGTGGACGAAGAGCTCGAACTCGTCCTGGTTCGTGTCAGCCGCGACCGTCTTGCGGATAAGCGCGAGCTGGTTGTTACTGAAGTCGAGCGAGCGCATGGGAACGACAGCGTTCATCGGTCACTTCCTCAGGATGCGGATGGTGTTGCCGCCATTGGAGAGGACGGCGCCGGGGATCTGGCGGCCCTCGCGGAGGGCGGCGGAGAGCGCGGTCTGATCCAGCTTCGGCGGCTGCGGCTTGAAGAACTCGGCCGGGATGTCGGCCTCTTCGTTGACGATCGCCTTCGGCTTCACGGCCGACAACGTGACGGTGCCTACGTCGGTCTCGACCGTCTTGCGGCCCGCGATCTCCAGCGCAGTGCAGATCAGCGTGCGCTTGAGCTTGGCGCGGTTGGTGAGCCGCTCCTTGCGTGAGGTGAGTTCCTTGGCGAAGGCGTCGATGCCGTCCGCCATCGCCTCGTCCAGGCCGATGCCGGCGAGCAGCGAGCGGATGATGCCTTCGAGGTCCGTTTCGCCTTCCAGCGTGTCGCGGACGAAATCCTCGTCGCCGTCGGCAAGCTGGGCGATCTGGTCGCGCAGCACCTTGGCGGCTTCGAGGTCGCGCTGGACCTTGGCGATGTCAGGCTGTGCGTTCATGAGAAGCGGCGCTCCTGAATGGTGCGGCCCTGCTCGCGGGCCAATTCGGCGATGACGCGGGCACGAAGCTCGCGGCGGAGGGGTTCGGCGTTCCGATATCGGCGGCAGCGGTCAGCGACCTGCTGACGAAGGGCTTCGATCTCGGGATGGGCGCGAGCAACGCGACGGGCGTGGCGCCATGCGGTGAAGGAAGCGATGGCCTGACGGGCGAGACGCCTGATCATGCTGCCCTCCGCATGTCGGCGCGGAGCCAGTTCAGGACGCGCATGCACAAGGCTTTCCGAGCCGGGCAGCCCATCTCGTTGGCGCGCTTCAGAGCGCTGCGGAGAGACGTCATCGCCATCTCGACGCGGTGGCGGCGCGACCAGGGATAGACAGCCGCTGGCAGATCGGGAAGGGCGGCGAGATCGCCAAGGGCCCAGCCGATCCAAGCGTTGAAACTGTCGAGGGAGTGGTTGCTCATCGCCGCTCACTCCGCCGCGATCGAGTAGCGGGTGATGTCGTCGCTCGCCGCGATGCGGGCGAGGCTGGCATCGAGCTTGGCGAGGCAGTCATTGAAGAACGCGCGGCGCTCTTCGGTCGTCTGGCGGATGCCTTCTTCGACGCAGAACTGAGCCGCGTCATCAGCCTTCATGCCGCGAGGGATCGGCGCCGGCTCGCAAGCACGGCGGGCGGTCATCAGCGCCTTGAACAGGCCGTCAGCAAACGCCGCAGCAGCGCAGAAGCGATCGAGGTCAGTGAGGGGCTGGGCAGACATCGCGTCTCTCCGTTCGTTGGAGAGACTATGAAGCGGTAAAATTACCGCGTCAAGTACGAGCGGTAAAAATACCGAAATACGTTGCCGCGCGACCCGGCCTGCTGACACCGTGCGTCAGGGATACCGACTCGACTCGCAAACGGCTTTCTGACTTCATGGTGAACGAAACAAGAACGAGCGGAGTGGCGTTGGATGAGCTTGGCTTGGAGCGAACGGGCAGGGCGGTCGGAGCTGGCCTCGGTTTGGGCGATCGACATCCGCTGCGATGACTGCGGACGAACCAAGCGCATGCAGGCGCCAGAGATCGCCGGTGTGGTGCGCCAGGGCACGCGTAGCCTGATCGGCCTGCACAACCGTCTGCATTGCGCGCTTTGCCGAGAGCGCGGCGGCCTCGGCAGGAACATCAGCATCACACCTGTTTCTCGAACTGGCGGATCAGGTCAATTGGCATGAACGCGAGTCGCGAATGAGCAGCGGTACCCAGTTTAGTCCGCGGCTGGTTCTGCCGCTATAAAGAAACGAAGGTCACATAATAGAGTGAGTCGTAAATCGCGTGATCATATCAGTTAAGCCATTTCGGCAGGTTTCTTGAGCACGAAAAAGGCCGGTAAAAATTGGGTCAATCGTCACGCGACCATTAGCATTCAGCTTGTCCGTATGCTGATGGAGGTAGTCGACGTCTCTAGAAATAACGGTAAGCGAGCTCTCCATAAAATCAAAATCGCTAACTCCGCGTTTCTTGGCGTAGGCCATCAATGCTGCGCGGTCGGCGATAACACTAGTTTCATCGAAAATGCGGTCAGGCGAAGCCAGTGTGGCGCGAAAATTATCTAGGTCTTTGATATTCATTTTAATTTCATTAGGCGGGCTATTGACCCGATAAAAATCGACCTGAGCGCGTATCGTTTTCGGTAGGATATCCTCGCAATAGCTCGCAATTCTGACTGAGTAGCGAGCGAACGCAGCCCGTTCGTTTTCCCGGCTGGCGGCGTCCATCTTTTCCGATTTAAGAAAGTCCCGGCCTAAGGTTGTAGCAGCGAGAACCGTTCCGATAATGGTGCAGGCGACGGCGATCCCCTGATGGCGCCTCTCCATTTGAGACCAAAGTATCGCCGCTCGTTGAAACCAACCGGTCTCAGCCATCACACACTTAGCCCCATTGCCTCAGGATATGGGATGACGCGCAGAATCTGCTTCACGCGCGGCGCTTCGAACTGCAGGGTCTCAGGTGGGGGATTATATTGCGAAAGCAGTACATGGCCGCTGCGGCGCCCAACCAACGTCTTGATGAAAGCCGGGCCCGGCTCGTGCTCACTCTCGCCGTGCAGTTCGATAAGCACGTCTTCGCCATCGACGGGCTTTCGCCCATCCGGATCCACGAAGATCGGCCAGCCATGCTTGTAGACCGGCTCCATGCTGGTGTTCTTGAGGATCACCGCGAAAGCCTTTGGTCGGTTGAGTAGGCCGGCGGGGCGTTCGAGATACTGCAGGGCATCGCCGTTGAGTTGGAAGTCGCCGTCGCCTTCCTTGCCGCCAAGGGCGATGCCGCGCACGGCGAGATCCGGGCGGCCGCCCTTCTGCGGGTGCGGGGTTAGCGGGATACGCGGGCCTGCGTCTGCCGCCGGTGAGGGCGCCTCCTGGCCGGTGCCATCGACAAGCCAGGCCAGAGTCGTGTCCAGGGCTCCAGCAAGCGCCTCGAGTGTGGCCATCGCTATGCCTTGCCGGTTTGGCGCGCTCAGCGCCCGGCGCGCATTCCTGATCGCATCGGGCTTGCCCGCCTTCTTCGACGCAGCGTTGTCCGTCAAGCCGAGGGCGGCCAGCCGTTGATCGATGCGCGAGAGGATCTCAGCCAAATTCTGCATGCCGGTAATTTGACCGGAACGCTCGCAAACGGCATCCGGTAATTTGACCGTTGACAATGCGGTAAAAATACCGATCATGGTTCCTCATGATGGGAACTGCTGAACTTCTCTTGCTCGCCCAAACCTACGCCGACGCGGAGGGGGTCAGCTTCACCACGATCAGCTCGCGCGTCTTCAATGACGGCAAGAAGCTCGATGCGATCGTGGCGGGAAGCGACCTGTACACGTCGCGGCTGAATCGCGCGGTCATCTGGTTCTCGACCAACTGGCCAGAGAGCGCCGTCTGGCCGCCAAGCATCCCAAGACCCGCCCAAACTGAGGGGAGGGCCGCCTGATGTCCGACCTCCAGCTTAAGTCCATCATCGAGCGCATCCTCCGGCTCCACGCCGAGGAAGACGAGATCAAGGCTGCGATCACCAGCAGCGACGATCGCCACCGTTACGTGCTCGGACCTCTCTTCCCGCTGCTTGGGATGATGACCCCGCCCGCTACCCGCGCCTTCACGGCGGCCGGCCGCATGCTGGGCTGCTCGACTGACGGTGCTCGCCATCGGGCCGCGATCTGGCGTCGACGCGGTTCGTTCGACGCTGCGTGGGCTTGGCGCATTGATTTGTGCGGCGAGCCTTGGCCGGTCTGCGAGTTGCCCGACGGCTGCGTGGGCTTCGTCTACCTGCTGGAGGTGGAGTGCTACCCGGGCCTGTTCAAGGTCGGGTTCTCCCGCAGCCCCGAGGATCGGGCTGATCGGCTCTCCCGCGACTTTGCCTCTCCCTTGCGACTGCGCGCCCAATGGCCCGCGACCTGGGTCGACGAGCATCTTGCTCACGTCGCGCTCCATCGCTTTGCCATGGCCAACGAGTGGTTCGACGCCAGTGGCGCCTATGCCGGCCAACTTCCGGTGGCTCGCTTCTACACGCCCGCTCGGATGTGGAGCGAACTGAAAAGCAAAGAGGCGGCGTGATGTCACGGCCTCACACGATACGGGCGGCGGTTCTTTCGGGCAGGCCTGTCGTCTCGAAGGTCGAGCGGCAACTGCTCGCTGATCGGCCCGCGCTGATCCGCCTCCGGCGAATTGTCGTTCGCCGCCAGTCTATCGCTCCTGCGGACCGCCAGCCGTTCCATCAACCGGCGGCCCGCAAACCCAGTCAGATCCCACTCCACGCAAAGCAACTCCCGCAACTCGACTGCCTCTGAGCAGTCGCTGAAGCGCGCCGTTCCCGCGACGGGACAGTTCCAGGGCCCATCCCAACCACACCGAGGCTCAGATGATGCAGCGAGACGAATGGTTCTTCCGCTTCAAGACAGCGACCCGCGCGCTGATCAAGATGATCGGCACGATCGAGGATGCGGCGGTGATCGCCGGCGTCTCCAAGTCGGTGATGCACCGCTGGTCCTCGGCCACCGACGCTGACATGATCACAATCGCCGCCGCGCTGAAGCTCGAGGCCGAATGCGGCGTGCCCTGCGTGACCGAGGCGATGGCTGCCCATGGCGGTATGTCGCTGATCAAGGCGGACGGCTCGGCCGCCCCGCCTTGCATGATGACCGCTTTTGGCGGCGTAGCCGATGAATTCGGGGATCTCGCCATCCGCGTCGCCGAAGCTCTCCGAGACGGCAATCTGTCGGCGAATGATCACACTGCCATCAACGACGCCCTGGCGAGCCTGATCGAGGCCGCCAACCGCGCCAAGGGCACCAGTGCTCGCCTCCGTGCTGTCGGAGAGCAGTCATGAGCGCGGCATGGCACGATGAAGCCCGCGTCATGCTCGAAAGCGGCGTGAAGGTCCCGGCAATCGCCGCTGCGCTTGGACGGGGGCAGCAGTCTGTTCGATGGGCGCTCGACATCAACGGCGAGCGTGAAAAGCACCGGCAGCGCGTTGAGACTGGGCGAAAGCGCGACCGGACACAGCGCCGATCGTCCGGCCGCGGCTGCGGTACGCCACATGCCCACCCCGGCATTGAAGCCTCTCGCAATCCCTTGGCTGTGGCGGACGACCACGCGGCGGCCAGGGCCTACACAAAGCCCGATCGTGCACGGCCAAAGCCGTCGCTGCCGAGTTTCAGTATGCCGCCTGCGATTGAGGACGAGCGGCCGGCCTTCAAGCTTGCGCCCAAGGTGCGGATGACCGGCAGCCCCGGCGCCGAGCGCTGGCGCCAGATCCACCTCGCAATGATCCGAGCGGGCAAGATCGCCCAGCGCGGTGACCTCGTTTCGGAGATCGCCCGATGACAGTCGTGATCCGCGAGACATCGACCAATCACAGCCTGCGCCCGCTTCGCGTCGAGACGCAGGGCAGGCCAGTCATCTTCCTCGGCATGGGCATGCCGCTGCCCGCGGACCATCTCGATGCCGTGGGCGCCGCCGAAGCCCTGCGGCTCTTCCGCAAGGAACGCCTCGACACCACGGACATCGCGTTCCGGCTGGAGTGCACGCCTGCGGCTGCGGCCGAAGGGCTCTCTTCGGCCCGCGAGCAAGAGCGGAAGAGGGCGGCGTGAGCCTCGCGAGCTACCACGGTATTGTCGCGGCATCGCGCGGCGCCTTCATCCCCACCGGGTTTGATGGCGACTTCGATCTGCCTGCGTCGCTATTTCCTCATCAGCGCGAAGCGGTTGAATTCTCGCTGCGCGCCGGCGCGTCGGCGAACTTCCTGGACACCGGGCTAGGCAAGACCCGCGCTGCATTGTCTTGGGGAAGTCGTCGCCCGCACCAACCGTCCGGTGCTCATGCTCGCACCGCTCGGCGTCACGCGGCAGCACAAGGCCGAGGCCGACGAAATCGGCATCGACGCTGTCGTCTCTCGCGATGGTGGTCCGCAGGAAGCCCAGATTGTCATCGCCAATTACGAGCGGCTTCATCTGTTCGATGCCTCCGAGTTCGCAGGCATCATTCTCGACGAGAGCTCTATCCTCAAGAGCTTTTCAGGCCAGACGACCAAGCGCCTCATCGAGACGTTCAAGCGCACCCCTTACCGTCTCGCCTGCACCGCAACGCCGGCGCCGAACGATCATGCCGAGCTCGGCACCCATGCCGACTTCCTCGGGGTCATGACGCGCGATCAGATGCTGATGCGGTGGTTCATCCACGACAGCATGGACACAGGCACGTGGCGGCTGAAAGGCCATGCTGTTCGGCCCTTCTGGGACTGGGTTGCTTCGTGGTCGCGCTGCGTCTCGCGCCCCTCGGATCTCGGCTTCTCCGACGACGGGTTCGAGATGCCGGATCTACGCATGCACCGCCATTTGGTGGCCGCCGATCGGCTCACCGGCCGGGGCGAGGAAAAGGACGGGCAAGCGCATCTCTTCCGCATGCCCGACATGTCCGCGACCTCCGTCCACACGGAAAAGCGCCTGACCTGCCAGGCTCGCGCCGAAACAGTCGCGGCCATCGTTGCAGCCGAGCCGAACGAGCCTTGGACGGTATGGGTTGAGACTGACTATGACGCCGACGCGATCATGGCTGCCGTCCCGAATGCGGTTGAGGTTCGCGGGTCGATGACGCCGGAGCAGAAGGAAGAGCGCCTCACGGCGTTCTCCACCGGCAACATTCGCGTCCTCGTCACGAAGGCCAGTATCGCTGGCTTCGGTCTCAACTGGCAGCACTGCGCGCGAACTGTCTTCGCTGGAATGAGCTTCTCATACGAGGCTTTCTATCAGGCGGTCCGGCGCCATTGGCGCTTTCGCCAGACGCGGCCCGTCGATTGCCATGTCGTGTTCGCTGATACCGAGGCGGCAATATGGGACGTCGTCACGCGCAAGGCCGGTGATCACGAAGCCATGAAGCGCGAGATGACGTTGGCGATGGCCCGCGCGCATCGCGCTGAGACGCGGCTCCATTCCTATCAGCCACAGAAGCTGGCTTCGCTGCCGGCATGGGTGAGCGCATGACCGACGTTCTCGACCAGAAGATTGGCGACCGCTTCGCGGCCTATCATGCCGACACTGTAGAATTCACCGCGACCATGCCGGCCGGCAGCATCGGCCTGTCCGTTTACTCGCCGCCGTTCTCGCAGCTCTACGTCTATTCGGAGAGCGAGCGCGACATGGGAAATGTCGCCGACCATGCTGAATTTGCGGAGCGATATCGCTTCCTCGTTCGAGATCTCCTGCGGGCGACCAAGCCGGGGCGCATAAGCGCTGTCCATTGTTCGGACCTGCCGCTCAGCAAGTCTCGCGACGGTGTCATTGGCCTGTTCGACCTGCCTGCGCTGATCCGGCAGGTTCATGAGGACGAGGGCTGGATTTACCATTCCCGCGTGACGATCTGGAAATGCCCGGTCGTCGAGATGACGCGCACCAAGGCGCACGGACTGCTCTACAAGACGCTACGCACGGATGGCAGCCGAGTTCGCGTCGGTATGCCCGACTATCTCCTGATCTTCAGGAAGGAGAGCGACGGCAAGACACCCGAGCCCGTCCGGCACGATCCCGGCGTCTATCCCGTCTCATGGTGGCAGGAGGCTGCTTCACCGGTCTGGATGACCGTCGACCAGACCAACGTCCTAAACGTTGCTGTCGCGCGCGACGACAAGGACGAGCGGCACCTTTGCCCGCTGCAGCTAGACGTGATCGAGCGGGCCGTCCACCTGTGGAGCAACCCCGACGAACTGGTCTATTCGCCGTTCATGGGGATCGGCAGCGAAGGCTATATCGCCGTCAAACACGGACGCCGCTTCATCGGGACGGAGCTCAAGGAAGCTTATTTCAAGCAAGCCGTTCGCAACCTGACTATGGCCGAAGACACCGGCACGTCCGGCGATCTCGTATCGATGATGGTGGCCTGACAGATGGCCGCGGCCGCACCCATCCGTGACCCGCTCGCTCAAGGCGCACGCGTCCGCGTCGTCGCGGGCGAGCACACCGGCAAGCTTGGCACTATCCAGCGCGCCTATCGTGGCCGCCCCTGCGGCCTGGACCGCATCTACGTCGATCTCGACGGAGGTCCTATCGGCTGGTCTGTCTCGCTCAAGGTCGAAGAGCTGGAGCCGTTGCGGGTGAGCGGGCTGGCCGGAACTCGCGCTGTCCCAGGAGTAGGATGATGGCTTTATCCTGCTTTGCCACCTCCAACTGCCTTTTGTACGACCTCGACAATCGTCGGCACGTTAATGTCATCCGTAGATTGCCCTGGCAGCGGGCGGAAAGCCGCAGCGAGCATCATCGAGCGATCGCTGGGCTCAACCTTGATGTCCTTGTCCGCCGCCAAGGCAAGGTAAGTGTGCACCATTGTGCGACGCTGCGCAGCGTCAGCGCCGAGCGCCAAATTGTCAGACGCATAGCGCGCGAAAAACCGCAAGACCCAACCATATCCGCCAGCGCAGATAACCACGATCAGGATAGCCAAATAGGTCGGCTCTTCATTCTTCATCGGCAGGATGGCCAAGAATTCCTTGCCATAGCGGACGATACTGGAGATCGCAGCGATTACGCCCCCGACGAAGAGCGTCAACCCGATCCAAAAGCGCACGCCATGCCACATCGCCTTGCTTCGCCAAAGATCGAAGGCTGCGCGGAGTCGGAGCCCTTCCTCAAAGGCTTCTCGAGCAGCATTGATCTCTTCAGTCTTGTCGACTTTAAAGGCGGTGAAGTCGGACGCCAACTGCTCTGCGTCCGATGCTTGCGCTTCCTTAAGATCGATCATTCGACTTTCGACCAGCCGTTGGGCGGTATCTGTGTCGCTACGGAGCCGTATCAGCTCTTCGTTGATCCTCTGAAGCTCTTGGTCGGTGCCTGTTCTGAATACTACGAATGCATTGTCCAGTGCGGACAACAGCTGAGATCCGTTATTGGCATCCGAACGCGCATTAAGGTACCGCGGGTCGTTGAACAGATTAAGAACGGAATTATCTGTCAAAAGCGGCCTTATTTGGCCATTTCCCCAAAGTTGTGGCGCTATCGCGTCAAGGGTGGCTGCAACTGCACCAAAGTAATTGTTTTCTACGATATCTATCAGAAAGCCATTGTTCTCGTCGATGAGAGGCAAATTGCTTGTAATTGTAAATTTTCCGTCGATTTCAAAAACATTCAGTTTGGAATCTTCGGATGTCTTAATGATTGCTGCTCGCAATTTTCCAGTTGCTTCTTGGTGTTCGACATATCGATGTTGATTTCCAAGTACATCGGCGACGAAGGTCCAATAGGATCTCTGATCCCGCATAAGTTCTCGCGCTTTGGCTTCATTGTCCAAAGTGACATTCCGCGTACTAAAATATTGCTCAATTTTGCTCAGTCGAATTTGGTCGGACGTGGTCATTCGCTGGTCCCCAGAAGAAGCGCCATTCGAGGCAGGCGCTCCACCAAACTAAAAAATACCCAGGCGACCGTGGCGCTGCGACATTGCTCAAGCAAGCTGCGCGCTAGGCGTGTCCACAACCTCCCGAGGGCAGCATGAGCCGCGATCCCTACGACATTCTCGCGTCGCGAGCTGCGGAAAGCGCCGCCAGCCACGTGGAATACATGCGTTCCACCACAAAGGGCGACACGCCGATCGAGCAACTGTTGTTCACCGCTTTGCGAGCCGTGATCGCCTATGGCGGCGTGACGGTCAAAGACATCTATTTCGCGCATGACGAAGGCCACCTTGGTCGCCTCAAGGCTGACGCGGACTATAAGGAAGACTCGATCTTCATCCGCACTCAGGTGCAGGTCGGCAATTGGCGCGTGGATTTTCTCCTCGATGCGCCTGTCCTCAACGACGCAGGCGTCATCGATCACTGGCGGCAGCTCGTCATCGAGTGCGATGGGCACGATTTCCACGAGCGGACGAAAGAACAGGCTGCGAAGGACCGTTCCCGCGACAGGGCGGCGCACCTCGGCAAGATGACGGTATTCCGGTTCACCGGCGCCGAGCTCTGGCGTGATCCTTGGGCGTGCGCAAAGCAGGTCTGCGACTGGGCATTCGCAGTGCGCTGGAGGCAGATCTGATGCCCCGGATTCGATCAATTCACCCCGGCATCTTCACCGACGAGGCGTTCATGTCGGCGTCGGCGCACGCTCGGCTTCTGATAATGGGCATCTGGACCGAGGCCTGGGATGATGGCGTCTTCGAATGGAAGCCCCTTACCCTCAAGGCTAAGATATTCCCCGTCGACAATGTCGACGTAGCCGGGCTGCTGGCCGAACTCGTCGTGCTCAACTTCATTCGCCAGTTCGAAGCAGGCGGCAAAAACTACGGCGTAGTTCGGAACTTCCGCCTCTATCAGCGGCCGAAAAAGCCCAATAGTTCCGGCAAGCTACCGAACTGTTTGGATGAATATGCCGGTCCAGCACCCACCAGTTCGGAACCGGTTCCGAACCACTTACCCACCAGTGGGGAAAACTCTCCGCAGATGGAGGATGGAGGAGGAAAGGGAAAGAAAGAACCCAATCCTGAATCCAAGAGCTCTACGACCAACGTTCGGTCGGTCGACAAGCCGACACGACAACCGGTGGACAGCCATTTCGAGGAATTCTGGAAGGCCTATCCCCATCGCGGCGAGGCCGCCGACCCGAAGAAGCCGGCCAAGGAGAAGTTCGACCGGGCGGTGAAGCGCGGTGCCGATCCGGCAGCGATCATCGCCGGCGCCAAGCGCTTCGCCGAAATCGAGCACAGGGCAGGGCGCGCCGGCACTGAGAAGGTCGCTCAGGCTGCCACCTGGCTCAACCAGGAGCGCTGGAACGATTATCCGGCACTTCCGGCCGCCGGCACCGGCCCCCCATCGTCACAGGTCTTCGTCGCCATCCATTCCGAGGAATGGGAGGCCTGGCAGGCGGCTTCGTCCGAGAAGCTCAAGCCGATCGATACACGCCACCACGGTCTTGGCCGCTACTTCCCCGCTCGCTGGCCGACCGAAACTGAGAGAGCCGCCTGATGGCAAAAAAGAACAGCAACCGTCGGCAGGACAAGTGGAAGAAGGCTGCGCTGAAGGCTGCTGCGCAAGGCCCGGCTCCGAACCAGAAGGTGATGACCACCATCCTCAACCCGGCGCCGGATCTCGATCTCAGGCAGAAGACGAAATGGTTCTTGGTCTTCACCTCACCTCGTGCCGAAGCGCGAGCGATGGCTGGGCTCGAGGAAGCCGGCTGCTCGGTCTTCTGGCCCAGCGAGCACAAGACCGTCACGGTTGGCAAGCGCACCACCTTCGATGCTGATATCGCGACCTTCCCGCGATACCTTCGCCAGCGGTCCGCTATTGAGCCCGCTAGACGAGGACGATGCCCCGGCTGCTCGTCGACTCATCGTCAAAGGCAAGCCCATCGGCAGCGTCTTCGACATCGATGGAGTCCAGGCGATTGTCTCCGACAGCAATGGATGGGTGAGGGTGCCGAACACAGCCCTTCGTGCGATCGCCGACTATCAGAACGGGATCGAAGCGGCCAAGCCGGAGAAGCCGAAGGCGCCATTCAACCGAGGCGATGCTGCAACCATCATCGAAGGGCCGTTCATGCACTTGCAAGCGACCATAGTCGACTGTGTCGGATTGAGCGAGGCAAGGGTTCTGATTGAAGCTTTCGGTCGCTACGTATCTGTTACCCTCAGTGTGGATGGTCTGGAGGCCGCGTAGAAGCGCTCGGTGCAATCTGCTCTGGTCGCGTGTCGACTAGCGGGCGAACCACCCAAAATTTAGATTGCTTGTCGGGCATGATATTCCATTTGCTTTTGTCAAGTTTTAAGCCGATGACTCGATCGATTATCTCTTCACTACCCTCGACGTGGCGGCCAATTTTTGCTCCGTTCAGGTCAGTATCAATGAATTCAACATTTTCGAAATGAGCGCCGACGAGGTTTGCATCCGATAGGTTGCTCGCTACAACGGTTCCATTCTTGAATAACGATTTTGAAAAATTACAATGGCGTAATTTTGTTGATACAATAGTGAAACTATTAACGTGGGCATCACCGAAGTCGCAATGATCTAATGTTGATGAGTGTATACTTAGTCGTATTGCCCTAAGTTCTGTAAATATTATATCGTATCCAACAATGTTTAAAAATGAAGTTCCGACGAGGCGCGCTGAATGGAAAACGGCTGAGTTGGCCGCGTCAATTGAGTCAAAAACTACACTATCACCGTGAGTGCTGGCAAAATCTGCGTGCTGTATGCTTCCGTAGTTAAAGCGAGCCCCGTTGAGGTGGCTGTTACGGAGGTCGGCGCCTTGGAGGTTTACAGAGTTAAATCTAGATTTTCCGAGATCTGAATTTGACAATCTTATGGAGTGCATTTTGATTCCGCTGAAGGAGGCGCTCCTTAGATCGGCATAATCAAAAGGAACTTCAGCGACGTGAACGAAATCAACCTGCGCGGTTGCCAGTCCGCGAATTAATTGCGCGCGCTCTGGGCTTCTTGCCCTTTCGGATCGTTTGAGGACAACTTCCATGTTGTCATCTTTGGTCGAATTGACAGTCTCAACTGTGTAGTAAGATGTTAGTGAGTGACTGAAATTTACAAGCTGAGATATAAGTTGGTCGTCCAAAACCCGACGGGTTTCGGTGTCGTTAATGTTTGTCAATGGAGTTGAAAATATTCTCTGAGTGAGGAAATTCAATTCAGATAGTGCGCCGCTACGACGCTGCGCTTCCGATGTTATTGTTTGGAGGTCAATTTTCGAGCTTTGATCAATAATCAGTTCATTTTGCGCAGCTAGAAGTTTCGTTTGTTTTTCAAGCTTATTGTTTTGCTCTGAAAGCAGTATGATTTGACGAAACAGGAGTGCACTTCCGATTAGGCTGCCAAAGGCAATAAGGATTCCAATTGCGGTCTGCGCGATCCAGCGACGCGATGACACGGCAGCGTACCAAGCTACGCCTTCATGGGCAGCGTCCCGGGCATGGCTCACCGCCGCGCCGTGGCGTGCATCAATTACCGCGTTAGCTGCAGCTGATAAATTGCTTACGACCGCAGACAATGAGGCCGTGGTTGAATTGAGCGCGCGGGCGATAACGTACCATCCGACCGGCGCAGCTACTAAAAGTGCAAGTCCCGCGCCGGCAATCATTGCTTGGGCGGTCTGCGAGACCTGGTCTACGGTTTCAGCGGCCCTTTCGATTTTGGGCGACAGCAACACCCAGCTGACAATCGCACCGGCCGAAGCGCCAATCGCAACGCCGAGTACCAATGACAAGGCCCCTACGCTCGATGTTGAGTTGCGAGGTGTCCCCGCCGGCATGTTGCAACCCCATTCACTTAGTGCAGGAGCACTAACATTCTCATGCCGTGCTCCTTGTAAACTGGGCTCGGTCGTGCAATTGTAGATTCACGGTTTGTTCGGCGTGTGTGCTCGCCTCGGCTGATGCTCCCCGAACCCCGCGCCGCCTCACTGGCGGCCTCTTGCGAAGCTTTGCCCGGCGACTGCGGATGTACCAGCGCACAGGGTGACAGGAGCCCGGCCCTTTGAGGTCGGGCTTTCTCGTGTCAGCCGACGAGCGCGCGCACCAGTTCGGCCGCTTCCTTGCGGACGTTCGCCGGCGCGATCATCGGGTCTCCCCGCCTGTTGGCCGCGAACAGGGCAACCCTTTCGAGCGCTAGCCAGTAGACTTGGTCTACTTCAGCTTTCGCCTCCTGGGCGTTGATGGTCCGGGTAGAGACGCCGAGCAAAACGGCCAGTTCGCCCTGAGTGAGCCCGCAACGTTCGCGCAGCGCCTTGAAATTGTTGCTCGACATTGAATTCGCTCCGGTCTGGTGGCATATTCCGGGGCAGGGAACCGGGAGGTCTTTCGACCCCCCGGCCCCTTCCGGGTTAGAAGGACATGGAGATCGTCAGTCTCCATCTCCCCCATCGGAAGGCGACGGTGAGCTTGATGCTCATTTGTCGTCCTCCTAGTGGTCGGGCGACCACCGCCCGACACAGATAATATACGCAGAAACTGCGCATTGGTCAACGGACCTTGCGCAGTTTTTTCGTATTTTGCGGCGTTTCTTTAAGCCCCGCGGTTATGGCTAGCTGGTGCCATCCCTTCCGCCACGTCATCGCCGTGCCCGCATCTCACCTGTTTCCCAACGCAAGCAGGTTGACCCACGCAGAGGATCAGCCGGCCGCTATCTTGCTCGGAGCTACCGGCCTATGGTCCCGGCTCATGATAGGAGCCTGCTAATGAGCGATGATGGATACAAGGTGATTTCGGTCGAGGACGACCCGAAATTGCTGCAGGAAGCGCTGGACCGGATCAGCGAGGATGAGGGTGTTTTGGTCAACGTGCTTTGGCAGCCCTCACGGGAGGTGACGGTCGACGGCGTAACCAAGCAAGCCAGTTCCGGCTTCGTGGTCATCGCCGATTTTGGCTTGGAACAGCCCGAGCCCCACCACTAGCCGCAAAACGAGACTGACAACGCAAAGCCCGCGCGGTTCGCCCTGCGGGCTTTCTCATGTGCCCTGGCTTGAGATCCGCCGAGCAAAGCCCGGCCCTTCGAGGCCGGACTTGCGCCTGAGTTAGCTCGCAGAGCGGACGGCCTTGGCCTGCGTGATCAGCGCCTGCAGCTCTGGTCCGCTTATCGAAACGCTTCCGTCATCGGCATGGATCTCGATCGAAGGCGGCGGCTCATCCCCACCTTTATCCCCGAGAAACAGAAGAGCCTCGCGCAAAGTGTCGAAAGATCGCGAGGTAAAGGTCGAGCCCCAGATCTGCACAGTGGTTCGAACCGAGCCGTGGGCGTGCAGAGTGCTAATCGCAGCATCAGTGGTCATGCGGTCACTCCTGCCAGCACATTGCAGGCGTACACCAACCTCACATCGCATCGCCTGTTCCACCGGAAGCGCAGCACACTGCCGCGCCCTGACCTCCGATCGAAGCAGCCGAAGCCTGGCGCCCCTGGCAACAAGACCGCTCGGTGGCAGAGACGCAGGGCAGGTCAGCTTGGACGTCGGCCGGCATCTACTTACCGGCGCTTCGGCTTTGAGAGCAGCCCCGCCTCGATGGCGAGCTCTAAATCGATCTCTGCGATGTCCTGACTGGTGAGCTTGAGATCGCGGCGTAGTCTGCGGTGGGTTTCCAGATCGATCGGGACCTCATTGTGGCGCGGTGAGTTAGCAGCCGCCCGCGTGCGGCTTTTAGGCATAGGCATTCGGCATGTACGCGCGAGACTATGGCGCGGATGCAGCAGCGTTAAATTCAGGCGCCACCTGACTACGACGGTGGAACCAATGCCCTCGTCCTCGATTTATTGGGATCGAGTGCGCAAGGGCATTACCATGGCGAGTGGATGGGCCCCGGATGGGGCAGTTCAGGATCAGATCGACGACTCGGTCACCGACGCGGTGCGACTGGCACGCGCCAAACTCCCCTCTGGCCCTGGCGAAACTCACTGCCAAGTTTGCGGGGAGGAGATCCCACCAGCACGGCGCGAGGCTATGCCTGGGGCCAAAACGTGCGTCGACTGCCAGTCCGGAATTGATCGGCGACCGGATTTCAGCGGCATCAATCGGCGTGGTAGCAAGGACAGCCAGTCAAAGTGACCACGCGCCGGCATTCGTGGCATGAGGCCCGGCCCTGACAAGTCGGGTATCGATCTACTGAAGGCGGCCTGGTTGGTCGGTTTCAAGGCGTCGGCGCCAAAACTTGCCCGCGCGCTCGTATACGGCATCCGGTGTCAGCGCATTAAAGAGCGCTAGAACGCCCTTACCGATGCATAGGTTGGAGTTCTTATCGAAGTAGGCCAACTTCTCATCTTCGAACTGGAAGAGGTAGGTCGCAGCGCCTTCCTGATATAGGAAGCCGAATTCATCGAATTGGCGTATCATCCAACCAGCTGCTTGGTCCTCCGTCATTTGGGCTTCACATATGGCTGTAGGGTTTCTTCGTTGAAGTGAGCTCGTTCCTTTGATGCACCCTTGAACCATTCGCACCAATAGCTCTTTCCTCCGCCTGTTGCTTCAGACACCACCATCGATGGGCCGCCGGACTTCAACTGTACCAAGTCACCTGGTTTGAAAGCGTTCGCCATGTTGGCCCTCGTGCTAGGCGCGATAGTTTCGCCGCCGCATCCTGAGGTTGAATCTCAAGGAGTGCAATGGCGCGTGCTGATCTGAGATCTAAGCAATCCGAAGCATGGCGCCCATGGTACGGCACCGCCCGCTGGCAAAGACGCCGGGCAGCACAGCTCATGCTCCAGCCGCTATGCGAGCGCTGCCTTGCTCAAGGTCTGACAGTCCCCGCAACGGTCGCCAACCACCGCATCGCTCATAAGGGCGATGCCATCCTCTTCTGGGAAGGCGAGCTCGAAAGCGTCTGCGCCCCTCACCATGACAGTGTGATCCAGGCTGAGGAGAAGCGAGGCTTCGTCTTTGGCAATGGTGAGGATGGCCGCCCCCGAGACCCGCGGCATCCTTGGAACCGATGAAGGGTCAATCCCGGTGATGCGGAGGGGGGAGGGTTTAAAGTCTGTGGCCAACACCGGCTAGACCGCGCGCCCCCCTCCGTTCGCACCGAGATCAAATCCAGAAAGAAAAGTTGAAGCCCCGTAGGGAAGCGTCATGAACGTGATCGAAGGCGGCGGCGCACCAGTGCCAGATTGGCCATCGCTATTCGACGATGTCCTGGACGTTGCTGCGGCCGGCGGGCACTGGCGTCGGATCATCAGTGAGTTGAAGACGCGCGAACTTCTGGCCGAGGTGAATGCGCATGCCGTGCAGCGCCTGGTGCTGGCCTACGTGATCTATGACCGGGCGGCGCGCGAAGTCGCTTCGACCGGTGCTGTCCTCAAGCCGAAGCGCGGCAACCCCAAGTCCATCGCACGCGTCAGCCCGCACTTCACCGTCTTGCGGGAAGCAGCATCTGACGCCGCGCAGATCGAGGCGGAGCTCGGCCTCGCGCCACGTCGGCGATCGGCTGCCACGAAGGCCGACAATGGCAAGAAAGCCCCGCGCGCCGCGGATCGATTCCTCCGGCCGGTATCCTGACGACCCGACGACGGCTTATGCCGTAGCCACAGCTCAAGGGAATCGGCCCGACGGGAGCTTGGCCGGAGAGTTGGAGATCGCGGCCTGCCGGCGCCACCTTCGCGATCTCGACACATCTTCTAGCCGCGGTCTGCGCTGGGAGATTGATCGCGCGGAACATGCTCTCTCTTTCGCGCCGGCGATGTTCACGATCACAGAAGGAGCGAAGGCGGGGCAGCCGTTCGATCTGCTGCCGTGGCACGTGTTCGTGAAAGGCTCGCTGTTCGGCTGGCGCAAGACGTCAGGCCGCATGCGGTTTCGCAACGCGTGGCTCGAAACAGGGAAGGGGCAGGCGAAGAGCCCGTTCATGGCCGAGGTCGGCCTGTATATGTCCGGCTTCTATGGTGTGCAGCGCGCTCGAGCATTTGCCATCGGCCAGGACCGAAACACGGCGAACGTCCTGTTCAAGGACGCGGTTGCAATGTGCCGGGCGCCGATCCCCGGTGAATACGACGAGGACGAGACCCCGGATTCGCTGGTTTCCCTTGGGCAGGCACTGATCCGGGGTGAGGGCGACAACGCCTGGAAGATAGAGTTTCCGGCCAATGATGGCCTGTTCCAGTCGCTCGCGAATGGTGAGGCGGTGTCTGGTCCAAAGCCGATCGTGGTGCTCGCCGACGAGATCCACGAGTTCAAGACGAACACTTCGATCGAGCTCTGGAAGCAGGCTATCGGCAAGATGCCGGGAGATGCCCTGATGCTCCTTGGCACCAACACGCCGAGCTCATCGCAGATCGTCGGCACGGACTACAGCGCGTACTTCCAGAAGGTCGCGCGGGGCGAGATTGAGGACGATGAGGCCTTCTCCTTCATCGCCCGCGTGGACAAGGCTGACAGGGAACACATTTTCGACCGGCCTGAGCTTTGGACCAAGTCTCTGCCCGCACTTGGCGTCACCTTCCCGCGCGAGAATATCGACGGGATGGTGCGGACTGCCAAACAGCTCTTGTCGACGGCGTTGTCGACCAAGCGCCTATATTTCGGCATCCCGATTGGCGCGACAGAATTCTGGATCGCTGAAGAGGCTTGGGTCGCGGTCCAGGGGCGTGTCGACGAGGTGAAGCTCAAGGGCTGCAAGTGCTGGCTGTCGCTGGACCTGTCGCAAAAGAACGACCTGACAGCCCTGTCGGTGTGCTGGATGGACCCAGACGGCCAACTGCACGTCAAGACGTTCTACTGGACGACTAAAAGCGGTCTCGCCGATCGGGCGCGCAAGGACCAAGCGCCTTATGAGCAGTGGGTCGAAGCTGGCCATCTGACGGCAGTTGACGGCGCCACGATCGACAAGACGTTCATCGCCGCGAAGGTGGCGGAACTTTGCGCCGAACATGAGGTCGAATTCTTGGCCTTCGACGCCGCTGGAATGGCCGACTTCATCGCAGCGTGCGAGCAGGTCGGCTTCCCGGTGTGGCGGTGGAAGGGGCCGGACGAGCCGGAGGGCTCAGGCCTCAAGCTGGTAGCGCACGCGCAGGGGACGCGGCGCGTCTTTGAGGAACGGCAGCTCACCATGCCCTCGTCGATCGAGAGGCTCGAGGATCGCCTCCTTGAGAAGACGGTCACGATCGATGCTTCCCCTGTCACCTATGCCTGCGCGGCGAACGCGCACGTGGTCGAAGACGGGCAGAAGAACAGGGCTTTCGACAAGAAGCGATCGCGTGGGCGAATCGACGGCATGGTGACCATCGCCATGGCCGTCGGTGCCGCCACGATGAACGAAGCCCCGGCGCTCGACATCGACGCGCTCGTCGGCTGATCGGAGATCAACACATGACCACGATGTACCGCACGACGGCCGCGGCCGGCGACGGCATGGATTTCGTCATCTCCGATGGCAGTCTCGACCGCCATGGCACCCGCATCAATCCGAAGGGCTGGGTGCTCGCAAACTTCCTTCGCAACCCGATCGCCTTGTTCGGCCACAGCGGCGGATTCCCGATCGGTCGATGGGAGAACGTTCGGGTTGACGGCGACAAGGTCGTCGGACGCCTGGTGTTGGCAGCCGAAGGCACCAGCGCGCGGATCGACGAACTGCGCAAGCTGGTCGAGCAAAAGATCCTTCGCGCGGTCTCCGTCGGCTTCAGCGTCCTCGAATGGGGCCAGCCCGGCAAAAGCACTTTCGATATCGAGAAGCAGGAACTGCACGAGGTGTCGCTCGTCTCTGTCGGCTCGAACACGAACGCGCTGGCAGCGGCGCGAGCTCTGAACATTTCCGAATCCACGATCCGCCTGGCCTTCGGCGAGCATGCCGATGAGGGCCGCGACGGCGTGTCTACCCCCGGCAAGCACGCCGATCAGACGACCGCGGACGAGAAGCGCACCCCAGCGGGCCTTCCGCCGCTACCGAAAGCAAAACCGATGGAAAAGTCCCTCTCCAAGCGTATCGAAGAGACCGAGGCCGAGCTCGTGTCCGAGCGCGACGCCCTGACGTCAGCCGTCGAAGCGGACGATTCCGCCGAGATGGAGACGCGCTCCGGTACGATCGAGGTGCTCGAGGAGCGCCTGACCAATCTGCAGCGTGCCGAGAAGGCCATGGGCCAGCGCGCCGCTGGTGGCGGCGACAAGCCGGTAAAGCCGGTCGTGCGCAAGCCGCTCGGCGTGAAGGCCCGCCAGCCCAAGCCCGGTGACATAGTGCTGCGTGCCGGCGTCGTGCAGATGCTGTCCTATGTCGGCCAGAAGGACCCGATCAAGGTGCTCGAAGAGCGCTATGGCGATCATGAGGAAACCAATATCTTCGTGCGCGCCGCGGTCGACCCGGCCAAGACGACTGTGAGCGGCTGGGCTTCCGAACTGATCGAGACCGAGACCGTCGCCTTCCTGGAGACGCTGCGCGAGATTTCGTTCTACCCGCGTCTCGCGTCGCTCGGCGCCAATCTGCAATTCGGCCCCGGCCGAGGTCAGATCAAGGTTCCGGCGCGAGCTGCAACCCCGTCGATCAGCGGCTCTTTCGTCGCCGAAGGCTCGCCGATCCCGGTTCGCCGCATCGGCCTCACCAGCGCGACCCTCACGCCCCACAAGATGGGCGTGATCAGCTACTTCACACGCGAGGTGGCGAAGTACTCGACACCGCAGATCGAGAACCTGCTCCGGCAGGAGATCCGCGGCGACACGGCCGACACGATCGACACCCTGCTGATCGACACGACTGCGGGCTCGACCACGCGTCCCGCCGGCCTGCTCAACGGCATCGCGGCGCTGACCGCGTCGACGGCCGGTGGCTGGCAGGCCATCATGGAGGACATCGATACCCTGGCCGCGCCGTTCGATACTGCGAAGGCAGGCCGTTCGCTGGTCCTCCTGATGAACCGGCGCGAGGCTCGCAAGCTGAACTTCGTGCCGGGTCCGGACGATCGTCTCGGCTCGATGCGGCAGCTTCTGGCGGATTCCGGCATCACGCCGATCTCGTCCGTCAACGTGCCGGCCGGCCGCCTGATCATGATCGACGCGGCGGATTTCGCCACGGCGGCCGGCGATCAGCCGGAGTTCGACGTCAGCGAGCAGGCTGTCATTCACGCCGAGGATACCAGCCCGCAGCAGATCAGCGCTGCCGGAACGCCGAACGTCGTAGCCGCCCCGGTCATCTCCATGTTCCAGACGGCCAGCATTGCGCTGCGCATGCTGCTCGACGTGACCTGGGCGATGCGCCGCGCCGGCATGGTGCAGTGGGTCGACGGTGCCGACTGGACTTACAGCACGCCGACGCCCTGATCGGCATCTGACGACAAGGGGCAGGGCGCTCGCGCCCTGCTTCATTCCCCAGAAACCCAGGAGGCCGATATGGCTGACGATCTCGATAAGGTCCGCAAGGACTATGAGGAGTTTTTCGGCAAGAAGCCGTTCAACGGCTGGGATGCCGCCGAGCTGCAGAGGCGCATCGACGAGAGGCTCGCCGGCGCCGACGATGCCAAGGCGGTGAAGGCTGGTGCACCCTCGACCGATCCGTATCCGACGCAGGCGGATCTCGACGCCATGCGCGCCGGCACCTACCGCGATCGCGAGCTGACGACCCGCTGATCATGGCGAACTGGCTTGCCCGGGTGCTGCCGTCGTGGCTGTCGCGCTCGAAAGAGGGCGAGTATCGCCCGGGCCCTTATCTGCTCTCCGATGGGGTGCTCTCGGCGAAAGCCGGCGCCATCCTAAACTGGTGGCAGTCAGGCTATTCGCTGCAGCCTTACAGCGAAGGCGGCGCCATGGTCGAGGCGTGCGTCTCGGCCTATGCGCAGACAGTCGCCATGTGTCCCGGCGATCACTGGCGCAAGCTGGCGAACGGCGGCCGCGAGCGCGTGACGACGTCGTCCCTGAGCCGCATCATGAAGCGGCCAAACGATTATCAGTCGATCAGCGACTTCCTGCTCAATCTGACGCGGCGCCTCTACGACAAGGGCGAGGTATTCGCGCTGGCGGTTCGCAATGAGCGCCGCGAGATATCCGAGATCCATCTCATGCGTCACGGCCACGGCCTCGTCGCAGACGATGGCTCGATCTTCTATCGCCTCTCCGGCAATGAGATCGTCGAGCGTCGCTTCGATATCACCGACCCGATCCCGGCACGCGACGTGCTGCATGTTCGGCTCCACACGCCGCGCCATCCGCTGAAGGGCGAGAGCCCGATCCTCGCGACGGTGCTTGAGCGAGCAATGGCAGGGGCCGCCCTCAACCAGCAGGTCGCATTCTACCTCAACCAGTCCCGGCCATCCTGGCTTCTGGAAACCGACCAGAACCTGACGGCGGAACAGACCCGGCAGCTTCGCGAGCGTTGGGAAGAGCAGACCACCGGCGAGAACGCCGGTCGCACGCCGATTTTGACCGCTGGCCTGAAGGCCAAGTCTGCGCCGACGACGTCGCAGGACGGCCATCTCGCCGACATGCTGAAGCTGACCGACCAGGGCATCGCGCTGGCCTTCCGCATCCCGCTTCAGATCCTCGGGATCGGCGGCACGCCCTTCGCGTCGACCGAGGCGCTGATGGCGTCATGGAAAGCCTCAGGTCTCGGCTTCGCGCTGAACCATATCGAGGAGGCCTTCGGGCTCTTGTTCGGGCTGAAAGGCCAACCGGACGAATACCTCGAGCTCAATACAAACGCCCTCATGCGCAGCAACTTCAAGGAGCGCATCGAGGCGCTCGCCCGCGGCGTGATCACGGGGATTTACGCCCCGGATGAAGCCCGCGCCGAAGAGGATTTGCCGGCGGTCGAAGGTGGTCACGGCAAGATGCCGCGCGTTCAGCAGCAGGTCGTCCCGCTGAGCTATGGCACCGAGATGAAGCCGCCTGACCCGAACAAGGCCGCTCTGCCCGCACCTGCGCCTGAACCTGATCGCGAGGAAGACGATGACGCAGGCCGCAGCTTCGATGACTTCACGCGCGACATCGATGCTCGAATTGCGCAACTTCACTGATGCCGCCGCTGATGCAGTCGCGCGGGAGATCGCGACGCTTCGGCGTGAGGCTCAGCGCGAAAGCGAGCTGAGGGCAGCCGAGCATGCTGCCAGGCTGGCGCAGCTCGACGCCCGCATCTCAGCCGCGGCAGAAATCGAGCGGCGGCTGACCGATCGCCTTGCCTCGCTGAAGGACGGCGAGCCGGGCCGCGATGGCAAGGACGGCTCAGACGGTCGCGATGGGCGAGATGGCGAGAATGGCGCGGACGGCCTTTCGATCACCATAGAGGATTGCCAGCCGATCATCGAAGCCGCGGCGGAGCGGGTAGCATCGGCAACCGCTGAGCGCGTTCTCGCCGGCTGGGATCGGCCGCGAGACGGTACGAGCGTCACCGTCGAAGACGTCACGCCTGTGATCGAAGATTTCGTTCAGCGCGCAGTCGCCGCATTGCCCGCGCCGAACGACGGCGCCGATGGCCGCGACGGTCGGGATGGCGCTGACGGGGCAAGCGTTACCATCGCCGATCTCGCTCCGGCCGTGGCCGAGGCTGTCCAGCGCGCCGTCACCGCTCTGCCGGCGCCGCGCGACGGTCTTGACGGCAAGGACGGTCATGACGGCACAGATGGATCGAGCGTCACGCTCGCCGACCTGACACCCGTCGTCGAGGAGGCAGTCCAGCGCGCAGTCGCCGCTTTGCCAGCCGCGAAGGACGGCGTTGACGGCGCCGATGGCAAGGACGGTCGCGATGGCACGGATGGCCGGGACGGTGCAGACGGCAAGGATGGCGCGCCCGGAAAGCTGCCAACGGTCCGGGAGTGGACCGATAGGGTACACTATGAGGGTGACGTCGTTGTTTTCGCCGGGGCGACTTACCAGGCCGCCCGTGACACCGCCAAAGAGCCGCCGCATGACGACTGGACCTGCATTGCGCGGGCGGGCACCGACGGCAAGGACGGTCGGTCGTTCACGATCCGCGGCACATGGGCTGAAGACGCGGAATACCAGGCGCTCGACGTCGTGGCCCTTGGTGGCGCGTCGTTTGCGGCTCGACGCGACCACCCGGGGGCATGCCCCGGCGAAGGTTGGCAGCTGATCGCGGCTCAGGGAAAGCGCGGCAATCCGGGCGAGCGGGGCAGGGAAGGCCAGCGTGGTCTTGCCGGCGTGCAAATCGCTCGGATGGAGGTCAGCGAGGAAGGCCTGCTCACCATCTCGAACGACGATGGATCGCAGATTGAGTGTGACCTCTACCCGGTTCTGTCGAGGCTGGCCTGATGCGTGTCGTCGTCGTCACCCCGCCGCTTCGCATCGTCGCTCTTGCTGCTGCCAAGGCGCATTTGCGCGTCGATGACGATGCGGAGGACACGCTGATCGAGGCTTTCAGCGATGCCGCGCAGGCGCATATCGACGGGCCTGACGGCTGGCTTGGTCGGTCGCTGGGGAAGCAGACGTTGGAGCTTCGCCGCTGCGGCTTCCCGACCTGGATTGAACTGCCGTTCGCCCCCGTCGTGTCGGTTGCCAGCGTCAAGTACATCGACCAAGACGGAGCGGAGCAGACGCTCGATCCGGCAGCCTATGCGGTACATGGCGACATCGTCGCGCGGGCCCACGGCGTTTCGTGGCCGAGCGTGCGGACGGAGCTTGAGAGTGTCCGTATCCGCTACGATGCCGGCTACCCGGACACCGAAGGGGCCGAGCCGAAATCTACTGTGCCGGCGCCTGTCGTTTCGGCCATCAAGCTGATGATCGGCGATCTCTTCGAGAACCGCACGAGCGTCGCCCCAGGCGAGCGCCCGAAGATCGACATGAGCACGACGGTCGAAAACCTGCTCAGCCTCTACAAGGTCTGGCGCGTCTGATGCTGTCCGCCGGTCAGCGTAATCATCGCGTCCGCTTTGAGCGCCGAGTGCCGGGCGGGGACGATGGGTTCGGCAACCCGCTCCCGGAAAGCTGGACGCCGCAGGCGACAGTCTGGGCGGGGTTCCGACCCAAGTTCGGCCGGGAACAGCTTGAAGCCGGCCGGCTGGAGAGTTCGATGCAGGGCACGCTGACGGTGCTCAGCTCGGCCGCCACGCGCGTGATCGCCGCCGACAGCCGGGTCGTGTTCGTAAGCGGTCCGTACAAGGACAAGGCCTGCCAGATCCGGTCAATCGTGCCGACGGGCGACGGCGCCGAGATCGAGTTCATCCTGGAAGAGGGCAAGGCCACCTAACTAGTCAGATTCTCTGAAGGTATTGGGCGGGTACATACGCACGAGAAGATCTCTTAGCGGGCCCATTGGCATGTATTTTATGAGTCCGTATTTTACGATTAGTTCCTTAAAACGATCAGAGGAATCGGCCCCTATCATGCCAAAAATAACGTACTCAGACGTGTTCTGAGTTGCGCGTAGAAGATAAACAAAGTCGCTTTTCTCTGCGTCTGATAAGAATATATCATCGTCAATCTTAATCAAAAAATACCTTAAAACCCTTAGATATGGCCCGAAGATATCATAATATTTCTTTGAAATAATCTTACATTCTAAAAACGCCAATCTTGATACTTCTTCATTATTTGAGTCTTTCAAATTGTATTTTTCTGCGGCAGTTTGGAGTTGCCTCGCGACGTAACCCCAAGCTTCTGGACCGATATAATTTCCATCAACTTTAACACGTGAGCGTATATCGGTTAATTGCTTCAATAATTCAAAAAAGGTGGTTTCAAAACGTTGAATGTGCTCGCCTGCTTGCTGCTGCTTTATCTCTTGCTGTTGTAGATCGAGCGCTATCTGTTGGTGTTGAAGGGTTTTTGATTGCGACCAAAGCGTGAGGGCGACTGCACAAAAGCCCAACGAACTAATTAGCGCGTTGAATGCGCCGAATGAGTCGCCCCACTGACCAGCTTTGTCGATGCTTCGCTCGCCGGTCGCCCAGTTCGCCATCTCGATTCCGAAGAATCCCCAGGCGATCCACGCGCCTGCGAACATCAACGACAGAAGCACTGCCGTGACCAATAACAATCCCGGTCTCATTGTTACGCCCCCGGCCGTCAAATGCCCCGCGTGACATTCCTCCGCGACTTCGACTGTCCCTGCAAGCCTGGCGTGTACATCGCGTACAAGCCTGGCGGCCCGAAGCTGATCCCGACGGCCCACGCGAAGCTGGCCCGCGCTGCTGGAGTTCTTGCCGATGGCGAAGGGAGCGAAGGCGCTGCAGCGCCGGCTGGACAAGATCCCGATGGACGTTCGGGCAGCGGCGGCAACCGAGGCTCTGCTCGGAGCGCTCGGTCTCGCTGAGGCGATGAAGCAGGTTGTTCCCGTCGACACCGGGAAGACCAAGGGCACGATCCGGGTCGAGCGCGGCAAGCGCGGCGACCGCTTCTATGTGAAGGCCGGTGGCCCGGCCACGACAGACGGCGGCTTCGACACTGCGACCGCCTCGGAATGGGGCACGCAGAAGGAAAAGGCCAAGCCCTGGTTCTATCCGACTTGGCGCCGGAACAAGAAGCAGATTCGGGCCGGCCTCGACCACGAGATCAAGAAGGCGGTTCGGAAATCCAATGGCTGATCCGTCGCTGGCGCTGCAGGGCGCGATCAACACCCGGCTGCGGGCACAGGTCACGGCGGTCGGGAACCGCGTCTTCGATCGTGTCCCGGCCGATGTCGCCTTCCCCTACATCGAGCTCGGCGAGTTCCAGACGCTGGACGACGGCGCGCAATGCCACGACGGGCAGGAGGTCTTCGTGACCTTGCATGTTTGGTCGCGCGCCGTAGGGCAAGTCGAGGCGAAGACGATCGCCGGGGTGGTGCGCGGCGCACTTCATGAAGCCGAGCTATCCCTCGGCATCGCATGGCAGTTTCTCGAAATCGCGCATCAGGACACGCGATACCTCAAAGACCCTGATGGCCTGACCAGCCATGCCGTCCTGACTTTCCGCGCTCTGGTCGCCGCGGCCTGACCACCGTTCCTCATCACCGGCTCACTCAACGGAGGCCATCATGGCGCAGCCGACCGTCCTCTCTTTCGGAAAGGGCCTCGTCTATCTCGGCGATGGCGCCGATCCCGAGGTTTTCACGAAGCTCTGCGGGTTCAACTCGATCCAGTTGGCGATCGAAAAGGACACGAACGACGTCACGATTCCGGACTGTGACGATCCCGACGCGGCGGCCTGGACCGCAACCGACGTGCTGGCGCTCAGCTGGTCGGCCGAGTTCGAGGGAATCCTCGCCAAGGAAGCCGAGCCGCTGCTCTGGGCCGCCGTCAACGGCAGCGAGGCACGCAACATTCGCATCCGCCTGCTCGGCTTCGGTACCGGCGGCGCCACTCCTGACCTGCAGTTCTCCGGCGCCGCCCATATCGCGGCGACGATCAGCGGCACGCGCGGCGAGAAGTATCAGGTTGCTGTGACGGCAACCGGCGACGGTGCCCTGACCCGCGCAGCCGTGGCGGCGCTGGCATGAGCCTTTGCGCAATCGATCTCGAATGGGGCGACGGTACCTATACCTTCGCCCTTCCGATCGCGCAGCTCGAGGAGCTGCAGCGCATCTGCGACGCCGGGCCGATGGTTATCGCCGAGCGCCTTCGGCATGGCATCTGGAAGATCGAGGACGTGCACGCGACCATGCGGCTTGGCCTTATCGGCGGCGGCATGGCTCCGGTCGATGCGATGCGCCTGGTCAAGACTTACGTGCACGATCGCCCTTGGGGCGAGAGCGCGTTGCCGGCCTTGGCGGTTATCAGCGCGGCCCTCTTCGGAAAGCCCGATGAACCGGTGGGAAAATCGCCGGCGGACGGGGAGGAGAGCGTCCCGCCCGCCCAAACGGAAAGCTCGACTTCCGAGACTTCTACGGCCTCGGCTGCGTGATGGGATTCTCGCCGCGGGAGGTCGGGGCGATGTCGGTCTGGCAGTTCATGGCCTGCGCTGATGGCTATGCCTGCGCGAATTCGCCGGAGGCGGCGAAGCGGACGAATGACGAGCCTGACTTCGAGGATCTCAGTGCCATGGTCGATGCGGCGCCGACCTATCAGCATTGACGCCTAGGGAGCTCGATACACGCCTAAGTAATTGCTCGTTATCAAACGTCTGCCATAGTCCTGCCAGGGCTGGGCCGGCATGATGATAACGACAGCGCACTCGCAGCAAAGGTTGTCGTTTGCGCATTTATATGCGGTCACCGCCCAGGCAGGCATCAACATATCGCGCCCGGAGGATGATTACGGAGTCGACGCATTCCTTCGACCGGTTCAGATAGTTCGCGGTCGGATGTCGGATAGCCCCTTTGGCATCGATGTGCAGCTTAAGGCATCAGTCGGTTGGACGATGACCCCTCAAGTTGTGAAGTATGATTTGGACGCTGCCGCCTACAATCGGATGGTGGACCGAGTTGTCGGCGAAATTCCGCTGTACGTCTTTCTCCTGTGCCTCCCGTTCTTCCAGGCTGAATGGATCACCCTGTCCGAAGAAGAGACGGTTCTTCGAAACTGCTGTTATTGGTATCGCGCAACAGGTGCGCCGACACCGAACAAGACGACCATCTCAGTTGAGATTCCACGCACTAACCTCGTGACCGCCGATGCACTTAACTGGCTGATCAAGCAGGCTCGCAAGGAGCTGGTGCTATGACGGACACGCGGATCACCCTGCCGTCGCCCGGCCTTTTGCGACGATATCTGAAGGCGCACGGATGGGTCGCCTCGAAGCTCCGATCTCCTGATCTGAAAATCTTTCGAAGGGAAATGGAGGGTGAGGGCACTCTGGAAGTGATCGTCCCGGAAACGGTCGCTGTGGCCCAGGGTGAGCGTCGTATACGGCACGCTGTCGAAACACTGGCTGTGCTTGAGGACCGCCCGCTGTCGGAAGTAGTGTCAGCGATCAATGGAATTGGTTACGATACTATTAGAGAGCGGCTTCCCACCGATTTCCGAAATTCTATCACGCTACCTGTCGCAGAGCGTGTCATCGTCCGGAACCGGCGACTGCTCTCATTCGCAGCGGTCGCGGAATATGCGCGATCAGATCGGAGCGGAGCTCAGTCGGCGGCGGACGCGTTCGTGGAACGATGCCGGTTTGGGCACACCTTCCATGGGAGCTTCGGATTTACGATCCATTCGCCGGTCGGGGGAAGGCCAGAAGAGGATTTTCTCGAAGCTCCTCCGCCCGTTCCGGCCGAGAGGCAGGTCATTCAGCGCGTGATGCGGGGGCTCTCGGCGGTTGCGGATGAAGCCCCAGCTTATCAGCCGGCCGTCCTCGCTGACCCGGCCGTTGGTTTTGATGCGGACATGTTGGAGAGCCTGGCGGCTCTGCTCGAGGGCAGCCGATCCGAGGAACTCACGTTTGAGTTCAATTTGTCGCCGGAATGGCAGCCTGACGAAGATCTGTCGTTGCAGACCCAATACGTTGTGAACGCCAGAGTAGCCGAACTCGCTAGAGATATCGCCGCTACGCTACGCAACGCGAGCGTGCCGAGCGACAGTCGAATAAGCGGATACGTAACAAAGCTGGCGACCAAAGAAAATCCTGCCGACCTTGAAAATCTTAAGGGGTCGCGGGAGGTCACCGTGGAGTGGTTAACTGGGCAAAAGGCTCTTTCAGTGCGAGTTCTGCTAGAGCCGTCGGATTACCGCGTCGCTTGGCGCGCTCACGGTGAGCATTTCCCGATTGAGGTCGAAGGAAATATTGAGCGAGCCGGACGCGGATTTATCGTGCGGAAGGCTCGTCTTATCTCTCCAAGAGGTTAGTTCGCATCTTCCGGTCTTCTCAATGGGGCGAGAGGCATCGCCCGCCTGCAATGCAGTGCCTAAACACCGCTCGCGGGGCCGGATTTGAGGATGATATCCGCAAGCTCATAGACCTGAGCATCGGTCAGTTCGACCACGCCATACCAGTCTAAGAATTTTCGAGGCTCGAACCCGGCGCGGAAAACACCTGGCCAATTTTTGAGCAGACGACACCCCCAATAATCATTGCTGTGCTTTAGGGTATTTGCCAGTTGGCGAGCGGCTTCCAGTCGGTGATGCGCAGGATAGCCCCGTTCAGCAACAGCTTTCACGAGATCTTCGTGATCTTTTGGCGGCTTCTGATCTGGTTTCCGGAGCTCAAGTATCCAAAGTTGAGCTGAACGCTCCCACTGGTGGTAGAGAGACAGTGCGAATGCCTTACGGAGAGCCATCGCTGCTTCGTCGAGCATTTCAATCTGCGTCTCTAACTCGCGCTCGCGGTCCCATAGAAGGACGCCGTCGTCCCATTCTCCGATTGGCGGCTCGCCTGCTTTGAGGCCGCGCAGATAGGCGGCTAGCTCGAAAGCCGCTTGTTTTCGCTCACTGGCAAGCGCTTTTGATGATGATTCGAAGCTCATCATCAGGTGCCGCACGGCAACATCGAAAGCCCACCCGTGCGCATCAAATTTTAGACAAACCATAACGATTTCTCCGGTGGAAGCCTGTATTCAGGATCGTCGGGCTCAATTCGCCCCCTCCGGATCCTCGCGATGGGGCAGGAGGCCGATTACCAGTCTCCCAGCTTTATACGGCCACGCGTGCTATTGAGCCTAAGCGCGAGCGCTTCAGCTTCGCCGTAGGAACTCCCCTCTGGGAGGGTAAGCGTAAGTTGCTTCCCCTCAAAGCCGACGTCCTCATCGGCCTCGAAAAGAACGAAGACGCGACCATCTGGCAGCTCCTTCACCGTCGCGACAAAGTTGCGTTCGCCACTGTTCATTTCGCCTTCTTGCCCTTTCCTCGCGCCTTGCCGACCAGGGCAGGCTCGTCTGTCAGTTCTCGGCGTCGTGTCGCCTTTTGTTCCTTCGTAGCGTCCATGCCGATCATGGCATTGTCGGCCGCATCGGCGGCTTCCGACCTAACCTTGTCGGCGCTTGCGCTCATCTGATCGTCTGTCATTCCGATTTCCGAAGGCGAGGGCAGGAGGCCTTGGCCGATAGCCCAGTCTCGAAAGGCATGTCGCAGTGCTTCCGGCCTGCTCATGTCCGGCTTCTGCTCGGCGATGAAGCGGTCGAGCGCAGTCAGGAGTTCAGGCTGAAGGCGAACGCCGACGAGTGTGCCTTTGCCGGTAGGGGCGGGGCCGCGTCTCTTTTTCTGTGTTAACACGGATTGACGCCTCATCAAAAACTGTGTTAACACAGTTGAAGTCGGGCCGGAAGAGCGTTGGAGCGCTCAACCAGCCCTAACCCCAACGATCGGTGAGGATCGTCATGGCTGCTGCTGAATATCACGCCGGGCAGGCGCCCGGTAGCGTCACATCTCGGGAAATGGTGACGGATCGTCCCATCACGCGCCGGCTTTTCGTGGCTGGCATCGCGGCATTCTCAGCCGCGCCGACGACGGCTCTGGCGGGCGCGGCGCACTCGCCGAGCAACGCGTTGACGCTGACTGAAGAAGAGATCGCGAGGGGCAACGAGATCGCCCGCTGCTCATACATGATGCGGTATCTCGACGAGCGAGGCGCCACATACGAAGCCTGCGGGCAAGCGGGTTGGTACCAGGCCCGCTGGAGTGACCCTGCGGTTATGGAAGAACCGATCCGCTGGGCGGCGAGCGTCGACGCCAATGACTTCGATCACCTCTATGCGCGAGCTTTCAGGGCCCGCGTCGAGGGCATCGAGAACTTCTGACACGAAGATCCGCCTCGGCAGGGCGGTTAGAGACGCGGAATTCGAGAGCTTCATCAGCGCTCGGTTTCGCGAGAGCGAACCTGTGCGTCTCAGGCCTGCCGGGCCGGGCGCTGATGGAGATGAAAATGGCACTGAAGAAGACAGGAGAGGTCGGCATCGAACTGCCCGCCCTCGACATCGGCATCATGGAAGTGACGATTGTAGGCGACAGCCCGCTCATCGTTCACGCTTGGTCGGTGAAAGCGAAGAAGGAGATGCTGGACAAGCAGCAGAAGAAGGCGAAGGGCGCACGCGAGGCCAAAGACCCGCGGGCCGACTTCGAGGCCTCGCTCTATCGTCTCGACGACGGTGGGTTCGGCTTCCCTTCCGTCGCCTTTAAGAACGCTGCGGTCACGGCAGGGACTTCGGTGGCCGGCATCACGAAAGTCGCAGCGAGACAGGCGTTCCATGTGCTCGGCGAGGATGCGGACGTGGTCGGCGCGTTTGACGGGTGTCGATCCCGCGCCAATCTGGTGCGAATTATGGGCAGCGCACCGAACATGCGCGAGGACATGGTGAGGGTTGGCATGGGTACCGCCGACCTGCGCTATCGGGGCGAGTTCACCGACTGGCACGCCAAGATACTGATCCGTTACAACGCGAACGTCCTCTCGGAGAGCCAGATCCTGAACCTGCTCAACACCGCAGGCTTCGCTGTCGGCGTCGGCGAGTGGCGGCCTGAAAAGGACGGCATGAACGGCATGTACCATGTCGCCACCGAGCGCGATCTCGAAAGGCTGGCGGCATGAAGATCGCGGGCTTTGAATTCGCGGAGGGAGCCCGATTCCAGAAAGGGGCGGTGCAGAACGCATCCCTGGTTGGCCAGCACATCGAAATGCTGCGCCAGCAGAAGAAGGGGGAGCTGACGCCTGAGGACGTCCTCGCCGATGCAAGGCACGGCAACAGCCCGCTGCATTCGTTCTTCGAGTGGGACGACAGCGCCGCCGCCGAGCAACATCGGTTGCATCAAGCGAGGGGTCTGATCCGGTCGGTGGTCGCGATCTACACTTCGGAGGACAAGCCGGCGGTTCGCCAGCGGGCCTATGTGCATATTGCCGAGGGGCATACCTCGCATTACCGCGAGGCCGGCCATGCGTTGTCGCAGAGCCGGACGCGCAAGATCGTGCTGCAGCGTGCCTTTGCTGAGCTCGCTGCATGGCGGCAGAGGTACAAGGATCTAAAAGAGTTCGCCGACTTATTCGAAGTCGTCGATGAGACGCTGAAGCATCTACCTAAGGCGACGCATCAGTGAGAGTCGGGGTTACGGCGCGGGTTCCCCAATCAACTGCGCGGCCTTCGGGCAACATGGCAGGCGTGTTCAGGCAAGGTATGGTCTGGCGTGTCGAGGGAGGCGGGGCAGGCAAGGCAAGCCATTGTAAGGATAGGCAAGGCGAGGCCGGGCAAGGCAGGCAAGGCTAGGCTTGGCGGGCCAAGGAGCGGTGCGGCAGGCGAGAAAGAGGGCAACCCGGCTAACTCGGGTTGCCCTTCGCCAGCACAATCAGGTTTTGCAGCGGCCTTCATAGGTGATCTTCGCCACCGTTCCGAAGAGGCCCTGTGTCTCGACCAGCACGCGCCTGTTGGTGATCACGTAGTCCGATGGGCATAACGAGTTTTGACGTAGCCAATCCTGAAGCACGCCCTGGTGATATTCCTCGCCGTCGCGGGTGTCGTGAGGATGAATGGCATCGGCCTGGGCGACATAGACGAACGATCTGCCGTCCTTCCCGATATCGAACGTCGTGAACTTCAGGCGGTTGACCGTAGCCGGAGAGGCGCAGGCTGATAGCAGCAGAGCCGTCAAAACCAAGACCGATTTCATTGAAGCAGTTCTCTCGTTCGTTACCGTGTCCCGCGGCTTTTCCACGTCACCTCCTGCTCTTTTGAAGGTTGTGGTTGCGCTACCGCCACGGATGCTCCCGCTAAGATGCGCGCATCCTCGACAGGAAATTTCGCGCGAAGATGCAGAAGGATGGTGTCGAGCAAGTCGGCGATGGTCCCCAGCGCTAAGACGACCGCTCCAAGCCCGATTCCAGTTGCAGCAAGAATTTCGTGAAGGGCACTCGACGCGACGAGTAATACACCGCCGCCGACAAGCATCATCAGAATGCCCAGAAGCTTCAAAAATCCGCTCAAGACCCAACTCCTCCCCGAAGGCTAGATACAATGGCAGGTCAGGACCTGATCGTTTCGGTTGGCGCCAACATCCAGCAATTGGAGCGTCAGCTCAAGGCGTCTGCTCGGCTTGCTGAGGAGGCTGCCGACGACATCGAGGCGAAATTTCGCAAGGCAAACCCGACGCTCGGCGGCGATTTTGGCCTCGGTGCGCTCAAGGGCGCCATCGCTGCGTTCTCGATCGACAGAATCATCAAGAGCTTCGCAGACGCAAATGCGGAGATTGCGTCCTTTGGCGAAACCTCTCGCCGTGTGGGCGTAGACCTTCAGCGTTTCCAGGAACTGCGCCTGGCTGCTCAGAGCAAGGGGGTAGCCGGCAAGGAATTTGACGCCGGGATTGAAGGGCTGGCGAAGAAGCTCAATGAGGCTAGAACCGAAGAGACGGAGCTGTCGCGTCTCTTCGAAGCGAACAATCTCAAGCTGAAATCGCGCACCGGCGAGGTCATCAATACCAACACTGCCCTTTCGGTCGCAGCCGATCTGATTAGTCGCGCTGCGACCGAAATGGATAAGGTTGAGATCGCCGAAAAATTCGGCCTGCCGAAGGATTTTATCCCGCTGCTTGAGCGGGGCGCTGGTGCGCTGAATGACCTCGCTCGAGAAGCGGGTCAGGCCGGATCAGTTCTCGACAGCGACGTCATTGCAAAGGCCAAACAATTTGACGACGCCTGGAATAGCGCTTGGGCCTCTTTCGCTTCGAATAGCAAGGCGGCGATCATTGGTGCTGCCCAAGGACTGTCCGGGCTACTGTCCCAGGTCGGCACCTATCTCGAAAAGGTAGACGAGGCGAACCGAAAGAATTCGCAATCTGCTGATCGGGCTGCGATGCGCGATCGAGCGCGGGACATGGCGCTGGGCAACTCCGGTGGTCGAGATGTGATCGACCAGGCTAGAACGGCCGCGGCTCGTGAGGCGAGGGCGCTTTTCGTCGCGAGCGAAAAGGATCGCTCGGTTACGACGGCGCTACCCCCGTCTCGGCCGACCAGAAACTATATGGGTTCCGATGTTACTCGGAACCCGGGAAAGCCCTCCGGCGGCGGGTCCGGCGGCGGCAAGTCCGAAGAGGAACAGCGCACCGAGCAGGTCCAGCGCTATATCGAAGCTCTTGAGCGCACCAACCGCGTTCTCGCGGCGGAAGAGGCGACGCTCGGCAGGAGCAAAGCTGAGCGCGCTGCAGCGATCGAACTAGCTCGCATCGGCACCGTCACCGACGAGGCGCAGAAGCAGAAGATCATCGAGATCGTTGGAGCAAACGAGCGCTACCGCGAGAGCATCGAGCGGACCAAGCAAGCGCAAAAAGATCTGAATGAAGCCGGGAAGTACTTCGGCTCGGCTGCTGTGGACGCTCTGGAAGATCTCGTCATCAACGGCGGCCGCGCCGGAGACGTAATGAAGCGGTTGATCGCCTCATTGGCCAAGGCTGCAATCCAAGCGGCGCTGCTCGGCGAGGGGCCGCTCGCCGGCATCTTCGGCACTAAGGGCGTCGGCGGCAGTTTGGGCGGCTTGTTCGGACTCTTCGGCGGCGGCGTCAAGGCGGCCTCCGGCGGCTATATCTCCGGGCCTGGCACCGGCCGCAGCGACTCGATCTCCGCGCGTCTCTCCAACGGCGAGTATGTCATCAATGCCCGCGCCACGAAGCAGAACCGAGCTCTGCTGGATGCGATCAATTCCGGCAAGATCCCCAGATTCGCCGATGGCGGGCTGGTGGGGCGCGTTCCGACGATCCCTGCCGCTTCGCGCACCCAGGGCGGGATGCGGGTGGTCGTCAACAACACGGTATCGGATCAGGTGCAGGCGACGCCACAGCAGAACCGGGACGGATCGATGCAGATCATCATCGAGGCCATCAAGGGCGACATCGCCAACGATCTCGTCACTGGGCGCGGGGCGATCAGCCAAGCCTTCGGGGCGGTGCGCTCCGGCCGGCAGCTGAGGGGCTGAGCATGATCGCCGCCTGGCCGTCTCAGGTGCCGTTCCGCTCGCCCGTCAACGGCATTGTTGCGGGACAGTCCTACAGCGCGCCGCGCCAGAGCCAGACCGAGGACGGACCGGCCATCCTGCGCCCGCAGCCCGGCCCGCGGGCGACTGAGCTGCCTTGGCGCAGCCCGTTGCTGTCGCTCGCCGAGTGGGAGGCCTTCGAGCAGTTTGCCCGGAGAACGCTTCGTCAGGGGACGTTGCCGTTCAAGATGCCGGTCTGGCGACCGAACGGCTACTATGTCGATCGCGTCTGCCAGATCAAGGATGGCGCGTTCTCGACCGATTTTTCGGTCGCAAGCCGGGTCGTCGTCTCCTTCACGCTGATCGTCTGGAACTGGTAGTCAATCGGGGAGATCAGGCGGTGAAACAGGCACCTTCGCGCGTGTCTCGCGCTGAATCTGCGTCAGCATGTTCATCAGGAACATTGCGTTCGGCAGATCCATCGTCAGCTGGAAGAGTGATCCACTACGGTCGTTGCACTGCAGCTCGACCTGGCTTTGAGTCGTCAGTATCGCACCGCGAATTGACGTTTGACCGAGATCTCGAACTCCGTTCGGCATCATTCCCTCCGGTTGTGGGCCGGCGAACCGAGGCCGGCATTGTTTATGGCCGTTTCGACCTCAAAGTTTGATAGGCACAGATCTCATGCTTTCCCGCATAGCCAAGCGAGCGTGTTCGAGAAGCTCCCGCGCGTTCTGCAATCGCTCGGGATCGTTTGTGCGAACGACCTGAACAGAGCTGAGCGTGGTGATCGCTGATTTCATCATGCGTTCCATCTCGAACTCGGACAGCGCGCTTTTCTCAATAAGCGTGGCGATCAGCGCGTTCAGCTGCGCGTGCGTTGCCCAATACGGCAGCGCCCGTAACGTCGGCCTCATCATTCATTCGAACCCCTCCCGTCCCCGGGGGTTAGCCAAGCACGCTGCGGTTGCAGTGTCGAATCTGGAGGTTCTCGTGGCCCTCTCTGTTGCGCTTCAGGAAGCTTATGCGGCCGTCGACGTTTCCGGAGACATCCTCCACACGCTGGAGTTCAACCACCCGACTTTCGATGAGCCCCAGCGCTTCGTGCAGGGCACCCGCATTGCCGGCGAGTACGAGGCTGTCTCGCTGCCGGTGCCGGGCAATCTTGCGGCCGTGTTCAAGATCGTGGACTTCGGCTTCACGCTGCCCAGCCAGGAAGAGGGCGGCGTCTCAAAGGCGAAGATCCGGATCGACAACGTCTCGGGTCAGCTGCAGGACGCGCTTCGAGGCGCAATCTCATCGGATTACCCCTTCACGCTGGTCTATCGCACCTACTCGACCAACGACCTCAACAACCCCGAGGTCTATTTCGGCCTCAACCTGCGCAAGGTCTCGCTCAACGCCTACTCGGCCGAGGGAGAGCTTTCATATGAGGAGGTCGAGATGCAGGCGTTCCCCGGCCTGACTTATGACCTCGATCTGTATCCTGCGCTCTATGGGCAGTGATCGCGCCGCCGGCGCGATTCACGGCAGGTGCGGTGGTACTCGGATCGATGCGAAGAACCGGCTCACATAGCCGGACGCCGCCTCGCGCACGTACTCGGTAGTTAGCTCATCAGCCTGGGTGCTCAGTTGCTCCAAATTCTTGACGGTCGCCTCTTCTAGCGCCTGCGCCATTTGGCGGAAGTCAGCTTTGCTGCCGGCATTCATCAAGGCTCCGTAGATGGTCTGCATGAGCGAAGCCATCGCGATCCGATGCGCCACGGCATCAGCACGTTCTCTGTCGTCCAAGTCGTCCTCCCATCGTTCCTGTTCCATAGGAGAGCCGAAGTGCTTCGTCGTCAATTTCTCGCGCTGCTCGGCGCCGCGCCTGCTGCAGCGGTGATCCCCACTGTCGCCGCGGCCAAATCCTCAGAGTTGACAGCTATCGACGCCGATCTCGGGTCGATTGTCGCCGGCTCGATCAATATCGGTTCGCGCTTAGTAATCGGTGCCGACGGCACCATGAGGGTCTTCGACGCTAACGGCGTGCTGCGGGTCTGCATGGGGCGGTGGTGAGCGTCGAGAGCTTTCTCGCTGCCCACATCGGCAAGCCCTACGATCGTACCGGCCTGCACTGCTGGGAGCTGACCCGGCTCAGTCAGGCGCAGATCTTCGGCCGCCCGCTGCCGATCGTGCTGAGCGTGCCGGAGAGCAAGCGCGAGCTCATCGCCTTGATGGCGGGTCGCGACGAGGCAGGCGACTGGCGCCAGGTCGCTGAGCCGGAGCACGGCGCCGTCGTCTTCATGACCCGTCGCGGCCACGGCCCGAGCCGCGCCGCGGTTCACTGCGGCACCTGGCTCGCCCTCGATGGCGGCGGGGTGCTGCACACTGACGAAGAGCACGGCGTCGTCTTCGACAGCCTGCTCGAACTCTCCGCCCGCAACTGGGCCAGCCCGAGCTTCTACGTACCCGCCTGACATGACAGCAATCCTCTTCCAGCGCTGCGACGGCCAGAAGGCCGGCGACGGCATCATCACGCCGCGTGGCCGGCGCCGACTGTCGACGCTGGTGCGACGGCATGCGGACCGCTCGCGCCCGCATATCGTCAGCCTGCACCGCAAGGGGCAGCCGCTGGCGGTGACGGATTTCTCCGTTCGTCTGCGCAAGCAGTGGCGCCACACGACCGTTGGGCCGCAAGACACCGTCGTCATCGTCTATTTGCCTCAGGGTGGCGGCGGTGGCGGGCAGACGGGCCGCGGCGGCGGCAAGCAGATGGGCGCAGCAATCGGCCTGGTCGTCGCCACCATCGCGCTGGCGGCGGTCGGGCAGTTCTGGGCAATTGGCGCGCTCAATGGGGCACTCGGCCTTGCCGCATCGAGTGCTGTTGGTGGCACGATCTGGGCGGCCGGGTCGGCTGCGTTGCTGGCTGGTGCCGGATACCTGCTGTCGAAGGCGACGCAGGCGAAAGCCAACAAGGAAGCCGAGAACCGCCCGGTCTATGGCGTTTCCGGCGGCGGCAACCTGCCGCGCTCGGGCGACCGCATTCCAGTTCTCTATGGCCGCTGCTGGAACTCGCCGGATCTCTCGCAGCCGGATTACGCCGTCTACGATGGCGACGACCAGGTGCTCTACAAGCGCCTGACGATCGGCTGCGGCAAATATGCGATCAAGTCGATCCGCGTCGGCGGCATCACCATGTGGACGGATAGCGGTGGTCTGACGCCACCGTTCACCGGCGCGAACTTCGAGGTGATCCAGCCCGGCGGCACGTCCTCGCTGGTGCCGGGCGCCGTTGCAACCGTGCAAGCCGTCTCCGGCAACGAACTGCCGCGCGCAACCGACTTCCCGAACTGGGCCGGGCCGTTCGACTTCGGGGTCGATGCGCCGGATCAGAGCCGCATTCAGCTCGACTTCTCGCTGCCGCAGGGCGTCTATGCCGTCCCGCAGTCCGGAAAGTTCGAGGGGAAGCAGTTCCCGACCGATTGGGGCGTGCTCTTCGAATACGCGCCCTGCGATGAAGACGGCAATGTCATCGGCGCTTGGTCGACGCTCTTCAGCGATGGCGGAAACACGCTGACGACGCGCCCGATGCGGTTTACCAGCTTCGTCAATATCACGGCCGGCCGATACACCTACCGCGCCCGCAACACCGGGGCGGCTGCGGAGGTGGAGCATCCCGGAGGCTTCACTGCCGACATCACGAACGCCGTGGTGTGGGAGGGCCTGCGCGCCCATGTACCGGAGGCGATAGTCCGCCCTGGCGTGACCGAACTTGCCATGGTGATCCGCTCCGGCAAGGCGCTGGGCGTGACCTCCTTCGGCGAGGTCGAAGTCGAGAGCAGCCGCATCCTGCCGGTCTGGTATGGCGGTGTCACAGGTTGGGTCGAGGAAGAGACCGACAAGTGCGTCTGGGCCGCGGCAGACATCTTGCGCAACCAGCTGCACGGCGCCGGCATCGCCGACGGCTCGATCGATCTCGCGCGCCTGAAGCACTACTTCGACACGCTGACCGAGTACGACGCGTTCTCTGGCGTCATCCGCGGACCGATCTCCGTCTATGAGGCGCTCTCGACCGTACTTGGCACGATGCGGGCGTCGCCGCTGCGGCTCGGGTCGATCTGGACGATCGTCCGCGACGAGGCGAAGTCGGTCCGCAAGCACGTCATTTCCCGGCGCCAGATCCTGCGGGATTCGAGCGCGCAGGAATTCACGCTCGATCTCTCGGATGGCTCGGCTGATGTCATCGTCGAATGGCTCGCCGGCGGCGATCCGAAACGTCGGCGCGAGAAGCGCGTCACCTTCGGCACGTTGACCACGACGCCGCGCCGGATGGCGGCCACGGGCGTCACCGATGCGGCCCATGCGATCCATCTCGCTACCTGGGCGGCAGCGACGGCCTATTATCGGCGCGAGCGGCGCAGCGTTGCGACGGAGCTCGCCGGCCGGCTGCTGCTGCCGAACGATTCAGCCAGCATTGACAGCTGGTACTTCGACGCTCTCCAGACGGGCGGTATCCTCGCGCGCGACGGCTTTCGTATTGAGATCGACAGCGACCTCGATCTGCCCGCCAGCCCATACGCCATTCTTCGGGCGAGGGACGGTAAGGAATGGGGCCCGATCGCAGTCACGCGAGACGGCTCTTCGCTGGTCCTCAATGCCGACGATGTTGCGCAGGCTTTCCTGCTGACCGGCCTGACGCTCGATCAGGTTTTGAACACCGCCACGCAGCAGTTCACCACGATCGTCATCGGCACGCTTTCGACGGTACAGGACGCTTGGCTGATCCGGTCGATCCGCTTCAGCGGCGAGACGCGGGTCGATGTCGAGGCGGTCTATGACGCGCCTGAGGTCTGGAGCGCACTGGGCGAGTCGATCACGCCGCCCCCGCCACCGCCATCCTCAGGGCTGGAGACGCCGGATAGCCTCGTCATCCCCTATGTCCGCGCCAATGCCGTCCAGAAGAACGGCGCGATGTTCATGGACTGGACCTGCGGCAGGGTTCGCCAAGCAGCCGCCTATGTCGTGCTGGTCTCCTACGACAATTGGGAGACCTCCGAGAATGCTCACTACGGCGAGGCCTCCTCCGGCTCATACCCGCTACGGGAATACACCGGCATCATCTACGTCCGGGCCTTTGTGGTTTCGCAGGCCGGCACGCGCAGCGCGATCGTCTCGACGCAGTTCTTAGTGAAGCCGGCTGTTCTCAACCTTGAGAATGCCATTCACGGTTCGCTGCGGCTCGAGGCTTTCACCGATGGGATCGAGCCGGTCGGCCTGACCGACGGCTTGCCCGATCCGGTCGGCTACACCGGGCCGAAGCTGATCGCCAACCTCGAAGGCAGCGACCTCAAGCTCTACAAATACGAGAATGGCGTTTGGGTTGCGGCGGTCAACACCGATGACCTCGTCGGCGTCATCTCCGAAACTCAGATCGCGCCTGACTCAATCTCGACGCCGAAGCTGAAGGCCAATGCGGTCACGACAGCCAAGCTCGCCGCCGGTGCCGTTACGGCTAACGAGATCGCCGCCAACGCGGTGATCGCCGCGAAAATCCAGGCCGGCGCCGTTAGCGCTGACAAGATCAACGTCACCAAGCTCGACGCGATTTCGGCGGATCTCGGCTCAATCCTCGCCGGCGCGCTCAACATCAACAATCGCTTCTTCGTCGCTGCGGATGGCACGGTGACGATCCTGTCGGCCGCCACCGGCGCGCGGCTGGTTATCAGCGCCAGCCAGATCTTGGTCTATGACGCGAGCGAGGTGCTGCGCGTGCGTCTCGGGGTTTGGTAGTGCCGGCTGGGTTTGAGGTCTTTGACCAATTCGGCAACAAGAAGATCGATGGCACCGACCGGATCCCCAGGTTCCTTGGCATCTTCTTCTTTCCCGCGGGCGCGGCCGGCACGATCACGATCGATGGGTTGCTGACTGGCGCACCGTTTTTCTCAGCGACACCTCACGGCAGCGCGCTCGGATTCGGAGCAAACAATGAAACGGTCCCGTCCATCATCTTCGACGGAAACCTGATGCATTTTTCGAGTTTTCTCTGTGACCAGCGCATTATCGTTTGGGTGTACTAATGACAGGGGGTCTATACATCCTTAACGATTTCGGTTCAGTGCAAATCGACGAAAACTGGAAGAATTATGGGTTCAAACAGCTAATCCCGTTGAGCGTCCATGTCGCAGCAGGCTCAAATTTCACCGCCAACACTTATTCGGTCTCGGTCGCCGGCGAAGCGATCTTGATCGCGCCTGTCACATCAAATCTTGCCGTGACCGTACTGAGAACGGAATATGTCGGCGGCGTTTGGACTTTCTATCTGCTGATCATGAGGCAGTTCATCTTGTCGTTCGACGAGTTCGAAACTGCTCAGATTTATGTTTTTGACATCATTCCTCCTGCGCCTTTCAGTAACGTTGGCTTAGAAGTCTTTAATGCTCTCGGTGAGCGGACATTCCATTCCGACATGAATCCGCTGAAGGCCCGCGCAGTTTTGCCCGGCAGTGTCGGCTTCGGCGGCCCCTCGGATAGAGTGTATGCGCCTCTGGCTCTAACCCACACTCGCCACTTCGATCCGATCAGCGGAATTCAATATTGGGGGCTGCGCCGTTCAGGCTCCACCATCTTCCCAACGCAGTACAACATTCCCGGCGGCGGCTTCTTCGGGGTCAGCGTCAATGATGGCCTGTATGCCGCGGTCGACGTGACCGGGCTCTAGTAGAGCCACAAGCAATACTTCTTCAACCTACCAAAAGCCGCCTCCGGGTGGCTCTTCTGCGTGGACATCGCCATGACCGAAAAGACGATCGCGATCTTCCAGATCTCGACGGAAGAAGACCTGCGGTTTCAGCTCGACTTTGTCGGTCTCGTCCTGACGGGGCGGACGCTCAAGGTCAACGTGCGAGAGCGGTCTTCCAATTCGCTGAAGGTCGCGCTGGTGGCGCCCAACCTCGCATTGCTGGGGCCAAGCAGCATTACCGCCGGCTACTCAAAGACGGAGATGGCGGCGTGGGCAGTCGGGGAATACGAGGCCGACCTTATTGACGAGACTGGTGGCTCGTTCACTCGGCTCATGGCGGTCCGTTTCGTCTACGATCACCCAGGCAATCTCGTCTACGGTGTCCGCGGTAACAAGGCGACCATCACATGGTCGGGCAACCAGGCGGTCGTAACCGCGATCGGTGGTGTCGGGCCGCCGGGGCCCGCAAATACGCTAACGATCGGCACTGTTGAGACGCTTGATACCGGCGAGGAGGCGACGGCCGAGGTCACCGGACTAGCTCCCAATCAGGAGCTGAATCTGGGGTTGCCGCGAGGCGCTCAGGGTATCCAAGGCATCCAGGGTATCCAGGGCATTCAGGGGCCGCAGGGCAACACCGGCCCCCAAGGAGCTACCGGCGCTCAGGGACCGCAGGGTACCCAGGGCGTCCAAGGCGCAACCGGACCAGAAGGCCCGGAGGGAGATCAAGGCCCGCAAGGAGTGCAGGGGGAGACCGGCGCCCAGGGCCCAGCAGGCACGGTTGAGGGGGCAGGGCGTCTAACCCTTAGCTCGGGGGTAGCTGTTCCGGAGGCCGACCTGACCGGACAGACGACCATCTATTTCATGCCGGTACAGGGCGACTATCTCGCGATTTGGAACGGCTCGAGTCTCGTCAATCGTCCGTTTTCCCAGCGCACCTTTCTGCTGAGCTCGACCTATCATGTGTCCGGGTCGATCTACGACCTCTTCGTCGGCTGGAACGGCACAGTTCTGTACATGGGCTCCGGTCCCGCCTGGTCGTCGAACACGGCGCGTGCCGAGGTGGTCGAACGGGCCAACGGCATTTGGGCGAACGAAACCAGCCTGGACATTCGTTACGGGACCGGTGCCTTGGACGTCATCAACGTGGCCGCCCATCAGGCGCGCTATGTCGGCAGCTTTTACGCCACGGCAAACGGACAGGCGACTGATAGCCGTCTAAAGCGACTGTTGTTCAATGCAGAAAACCAGGCCGCGCGCCCGCTCTATGTGGATGAATCGGCCAGCAACTGGAACTATTCAACAAACTTGTTCCGTCAAGCGAACGCGAACGCCAACAACAAGGTTGAGATCCTTAACGGCCTCGGCGGATTGAGGACGACGCTCCGCGCGCGGGGGATGGTCAAAAACTCGACCACAACCGCCCGCGCAAGCATGGTCGGAATCGGCATCGACAGTACGACGGTCAATTCTGCGAAGCTCCTCGTCCCGGCGTACTGCACCGACGCAATATTTGCCGGGCCGACTGCAGAGTATGTCGATCAGGTCGGGTTCGGCTATCACACGCTCAACTGGCTCGAACGAGGTGACACTGCCGATACCCAAACATGGTGGGGGTCAAACGCTGGCTCATTCCCATGGCGCACCGGATTGGTCGGTGAGTTCATCGGATGAGATTCATCGCATCTGCACCTGATCCCTTCGCGATGCCTGAAAGCAGCAACACGGCGGGCCGGGGCGGGAATTGGAACCCCACCGGCAAGACAGTCGTCGATCCTCGCCCGGTGCCCGGTGAAAATGCTGGCGTCTTCATCGTGTGGGGCCAATCGTCTGCAACGAACGCCGCTGCGGGAACTTATGTCCCCACAAACGCGGCACATCTGTTCAACCTCAATCCCTACGATGGCGGGATATATCGGGCCTCCGGCTCTCTCTTGGGCTGCGACTACGCCGATAACCTGACGAACGTCGACAACATGTTCACTCGGGCTGGCGACAAGCTGCTGACCGATGACGTGTTTGACCGGGTGATCCTGGCGCCATGCGGCATGGGCGGTACGTTCATCGCGCAGTGGGAGGCCTCCCTCTACCAGCGCATCATAGCGACGTGGAAGCGATGTCTCGCTCAAGGCTATGACGTGACGGCCATCCTCCAGCAACACGGAGAATGGGACAACAACTTCGGGACGACGCAGGCGGCCTATCGAGCTTCGGGAAATGCCGTCATTGCCAAGGTGCGTGCCGCCGGGTGCAGTGCGCCGTGGTTCATCGCCAAGTCCACCTATTACAGTAATCCGGGAGCAGCGATCAGAGCCGCTATCGACCAGATCGTGAGTGACACCGCGAACGTTTTTGCCGGCCCCGATACAGATGTGATCCTTACCCCAGCAGGACGCTATGACGCTGTCCACTGGAATGCGACGGGAGCGGATCAAGCAGCCGGTCTATGGCGGGATGTACTGGCCGGGGATTTCTAACCGCGGGCGATCAGGGTCTTGCGGGCGACTTAGGCCAATCCAGTAAAACCAGAGATGGAACGCCACAAATGCGGCGCCCACCAGCATTCCAATTGTCGCCACTTGCTTATCCGTCATAGGCGCATTTTACCTCGTCGCCATCTATCCCGCTAGCCGCTTGCTCTGTCACTTTCAGTTACAGATCGTCGTGTAGCCGATTGTATTGCAAACAACTGGTCCGGAATTCGCGGCTATGGCCGCCGCACGCCGGTTGCGCTCTCCGTCGTCGCGTTCAAGGGGACGGGCCTCGGCACGTTGCTCATCCTGGCCGACGGGCGGGTGATTGCAAATGACTGGCCGTTGGCGGGTTCAACTCGTTTAACGTCACATTCCCCGTGGTGGATGATGACTGGTCGACGTCTGATCTTTGACGACGGCGTTCTTCTCGGCCAGGGTCGCGACGATGCGCTCTACGCTGCCCTTCATGAAGGTAAGATCGGGCAAGCGGGCAACGGCCGCATCTCGCTCGCGGGTGAGCGCTCTGTTGAGGGCCGAAGAAGCTTCGATGCGCTCGTTCAGGCGTCGAATCTCTTGGTCGCAATAGTCGCGGATTTCCGCTTCCGCGGCCAAGCGCCGGGCTTCGCTTTGCTCAACGCGCCGCAGCGCTTCGATGCGTTCGGCGTCCAGTCGGGCTATCGTGGCGTATAGCCTGCCGAGCATCGGCAGCTTCCTCAAGATCATCGATAGACTCCTGCTGTCAGGTATCTTCTTGTTCGCCGCGAAGACGGGATGCAAGCTTTTTAAGTTGAATAACGTGCTCTTTATGCTGGTATAGTTCGTCAGAAGCGCAGACATCAGCCAGAATATTCTCTACGCCCGTGATCTGTTTGCTCTTGTCAAAGGCAGTGGAGCTGTCATCTGCTCTGACGATCGTCAGAGCTCGGCTGATCCCCATGATACCGTGCGCGGATGCAATGTGCAGCCACAGGACCACGTCCTCGCCGATCCGGATGTGCTCGGGGAAGGAGAACCCTTCGTCGATCAGGGATCGCGCTACCATCACTGTCGGGGTTGCTACGCTGCAACTGCCTATGATGTCGGGGAAGGCATTCGCAGACCCGCTTTCCTGCAGGGTGATGTCACCGTGGCGCGCCCGCGCGTAGCTGGTATGGCTGAACGCGGCGCCGGCACCGGCCATGGCTATCAGCTGCTCGGAGATTTTGGTCGGGAGAAACAGGTCGTCCGCGTCGAGGAACGCGACATAGTCGCCCTTGGCGGCGCGCCAGCCATTGTTGCGAGCAGCGGCGGGGCCGGCGTTGCGCTGGCTTATCAGCCGCGCATTCGGATGTCCCGCCAAGGCCGCCCGAACGCCAGACAGGTCTTCTTTGCAACCGTCATCAACGACAATGATCTCTATGCGTCGATGCGTCTGTTCCTTGACGCTCTCGATCGCGCTGACCGCCATGTCGACCCGATCGAACAGGGGGATGACGACGGACACCAGCACGCCGTCAATGACGGTCTTCACGCGCCTCTTGGCTTCGCTGGCAGCTTCGACCAGTTTGTTTTCACCCAGGAATTTGGACATCCCCACCAGGAAGGCGGCCTCCGAACCTTCCCATTTGACCTTTTCGGCCGGGGTTATCCCGTTGATGACGCGCATCCAGAAACGGGTCGCTTCGATCGTGTGATCGATCTTCTTCGAGCCCTGCTCGTCGTGCCAGCGGCTCTCGATCAGGACGTCTGCCATGTGGACGAAAGGGAAGGTGCGGAACGACCGGAACCAGAGATCGTAGTCTTGAGTGGTCGGGAGATTGATGTCGAAATTGCCGACGCGGTCGAAGAGCGCTCGCGGCACGAAGACACTGCACCCGTGGATGCAGCCCCTCAAAAGGGCGTAACTCGGTTTCTTCGTCAGGAGTTCATGGTCGAGACGAACGTCGGTGATCGTCTCGCCCGTCTCATTGATCAACCTGTAGTCACTGATCAAGACGGCGTCGGGGCGTCCAAGAGATTCCCAATGCTCGACTTGGCGGGCCGTCTTCTCAGGCAAATGCCGGTCATCATGCGAGAGCCAGCAAAACACGTCGCCGGTCATCGCCTCGATACCGGCGTTCAAGGCCGATGCGACCCCGCCGTTCGGTTTGGAAATGTACTTGATCCGCTCGCCATAGGACCGAGCGATGCGATCGGTTTCCCCAGCGTCGTTTGAGCCGTCATTCACGACGATGATTTCGGTGTTGGGCCATGTTTGGGCCAACGCGGAATCGATCGCATCCCGCATGTAATTGGCCCCGTTGTAGACCGGGACGATGATTGAAACACGCAGGGCTCGCATATCGGGGCTCATACAAGACGCCAGCCCGGCGCGCTAGCCCACTTTTCACCAGCCGCCTCCGGGCGGCCTTTCTACACCCGGAGCAATCAGATGATCCCCAACGAGGTGCAAGCCGCGCTGGTCGCGCTCGGCTATTCGGTCGCGGTCGACGGCGTGCTCGGACTGAAGTCGCGAGAGGCGATCAAGGACTTCCAGGGGCGGCATGGGCTGAAGATCGACGGCGTCGCCGGGCCGCTGACGATCGCCAAGCTGCACGAGATGCTGGCCCGCGAGACAGCCCAGGACCGGCCCGGCATCCTGACGCCGACGATCATCAAGACGGTGGCGCCAAAGGCACGGGCAGATATCGTCGAGGCCCTCGCGGGGTCTGTGGCGCCGTTCGCCTCGGTCGGGATCGTCACCAAGCTGCGGACGGCGCATTTTCTTGCGCAGATTGCGACAGAGACAGGCGGCCTCACGGCGCTCGAGGAGAGCCTGAACTACTCGATCGAAGGGCTGCTCAAGACCTTTTCGCGCAAGCGGATTGCGAAGGCCCAAGCCGAGGCGCTCGGACGCAAGCCAGGGCGGGCTGCCGATCAGGAGGCGATCGCGAATGTCCTGTACGGGGGCGCCTGGGGCGAGGCGAACCTCGGAAACACCAAGCCGGACGACGGCTGGCGCTATCGCGGCGGCGGACTGATGCAGACCACCGGCCGGGCGAACTACCGCCGCGCCGGCTACGAGGCCAATCCGGAGGCGCTCCGCACGCCCCGCGGTGGCCTCGCGGCGGCGCTGACGTTCTGGTCTAACAACGATCTCAATCGCGTCGCCGATCGCGACGACATCACCGCACTGCGCAAGGTCGTCAACGGCGGAACAAATGGCCTGCCTGAGGCCAAAGCCTATCTCGCCAAGGCCAAGAAGGCGCTCGGCATCTGACCCCGCTGGCGGCCGGCTGCCGTCCACCTCCAGGAGCACACCCATGAAGAACCGCATCCTCTTTGCGGGCGCTGTCGCTTGCGCGCTCGCCCTCGGCGGCTGCCTCACATCAATCGACGCCGAGATCGCCAAGATCAGCGACCGGCTCGCGGCGCGCTGTGTCGAACTCCAGACGGCAGTGACCGCCGTCGATTTGTTGGCCCCGGAGAAGGTCCGCGCTGCCACTGCTGATGCGCGCGGTGTCTTCGACCGCTTCTGCGCCAAGCCGCCGCGGACCTCGGCTGAACTGCTTATCGCGATCGCCGACGTGATCCGCGCGAAGCAAGCTGTCGACGCCGCCAAGCGCGCTTCGACTTAACGCATTGCCCGCTCAGAGTATCGGCAGCGCGATAGCAGTCCCGATCGCTATCACTAGCGCCACCCTGAGCCACATCGCGCGCAGGTTACTGGCCATCAACTTTTCCATCACGACCGCAACGTCCTCACCACGCACCACCGGCGAGCGTAGCGGCGAATTTTCGTTTCGTCATCTCCAGGGGAATCTCATGAACGAACAGGTCCTCAGCTTCATCCGCACCCTCGTCCAGTCCGGCGCCGCCGCACTGGCTGCGAAGGGCATCATCGACGAACAGGGCGCGACGGTTCTCGTCGCTTTTATCATGTGGGCAATCCCGACCGCCTGGGGGCTGTGGGTGCGCCGCAGGGCCGGTCTCGTCGCTTCCGCCGCAGCGCTGCCGGAGGTCAAGACGATCGTCACGACACCGGCGATGGCGGCCAAGGTCGATGATCCTTCCGTCACGGCTCGATAGGGCAGGGCGTGATGCCCCATCGCGACAAGCCGCTCCCGGTCAGGCTCTATCTCGGCATCCACGACCATTTCCCGGCGAGGCGGTCGGAATGGGTGTTGGCCGGGATTTTGATCGCTTGGGGCTGGATACTCCTTAAGCCAACCGAGAGCTTCGGCGGGAATCCGGCGTGGGCTCAAATGGCTGCGATGATGAGCGAGGACGCGTGGGGCAAGCTCGCCATTGCGATCGGCACCTTTCGCCTGCTGGCGCTGATCATCAACGGCACCTTCGCCCGCACCTGGTATGGCCGCTGGTCACCGCATGTCCGGGCGCTGGCGAGTTTTCTCACCTGCTTTCTCTGGTTCCAGATCAGCTTTGGCTTGTTCAACTCCGATGCGGCGACGACTGGCCTTGCTGTGTATCCCGGCCTGCTTGTGCTCGACGCGATGAACATCGTCGCTGCGACGCGAGACGCCGCGAGCATGGACAAGGCTGTGGCCGATGACGGATCCTAGCGCGCTCTCGACTGAGAACATCATCGGCACGCTGATCGCCGGCATCGGCATCGGCATCTACGCCCTTCGTGAGTACTTCAAGACCCGCAAAGCGCCAGCCTCGACGCAGAACGGCGACCGGATGATCCCTGGGATCACGATCGCCGACATGCAGCCTATCCGCGATCTCAAGGACGAGCAGGCGAAGACGACTGCAGCCGTTGTCCGTGTGGCAGACGCGCTGGAGGGCTTGCTCGAGCTCACCCGCGAACGGGCCGCGGACGAAGAGATCATGCGACGCGCCGAGATTCTGGCTCAGCAGATGCTCAAGCAGCTGCCAGGCGCGAAAGGCGCGACGCGCTCGTCGCGCTGAACATTCGGAACCGACGGCCTACTCGCGCGTTTCCGAAGCCTCCTTTGACCAAGCCACCTCGGCCCCGCTGGCACCCGCCGGCGGGGCTTTTTTCGTTCAGGGAACAAGTTTGCTTTGCAGTCGTTTCCTCAGGCAGTGGCCTAACCTGCTCTAGATTAAGGAGATTCCCATGCGCAACGTGCTTGTCACGTCGATCTTGTGCGCCTTCGTTTCAACTGCCGCGCTCGCGCAAACATCGACAACTTCGCCGACACCTTCGCCAAACGCGCCGGCCGACGCCAACGCCCCGCTGCCGGGCGCCAACAGTTTCACCGAAGGTCAGGCCAAGAGCCGCCTCGAAGCCAACGGCTACACGAACGTCACCGACCTGAAGAAGGACGACAACGGCGTCTGGAAGGGCAAGGCCACCAATGCCGGCGCCCAGGTGAACGTCTCGGTCGATTACCGCGGCAACATCGTCAAGAACTGATCGTTCCCTGTCCGCCACGATTTTTGGAGAACTCCATGACCCGCACCATCACCCGTTCTTACGACGACTACGACACCGCCCGTTCGGTGGTCGAGCAGCTTGAGGCCTCCGGGGTTTCGAGCAGCAACGTCAGCCTAATGGGTCGCAACGGCGATACGGACGAATCCAACGCCGGCGAGGGCGCCGGAATCGGCGCTGGCGTCGGCGGTGCAGCCGGCCTGCTCGCTGGTCTCGGCCTGCTCGCCATTCCGGGTGTGGGACCCGTAGTCGCCGCTGGTTGGCTGGCCGCTACTGCAGCCGGCGCCGTCGCTGGCGCCGCGGCTGGCGGTTTGGTTGGCTCTTTTATCAAGGAGGGCCACGACGAGGACGAGGCAAATTACTATGCCGAGACGGTCCGGCGGGGCGGTTCGGTGGTCTCGGTTCGCGCCGAACCAGCGCAGGAGGCCGAAGTCGAGGCCATCCTTGATGGCGCGACCCCGATCGATCGCCACACCCGCATGGCGCAGTATCGCCAGGAGGGCTGGACGCGCTTCGACGAAAAGGCCGATCCGTACCTGCGCGGGCAGGCCGGCATCTGA